TGATATTGAAATGGACACCGCTACTCTTGCTCAAATGCTGCCACAATTTGATAGTATGCTACAGGCAGGCAAACTTGATAAATTACAAAACCGAATGGCTTCTCGTGGCGAACTTGAAATAGGCGAGTCTAATCAAGGTGTGGCGGAAGGCGTTGAGGACAGAACAAGTTATCAAGTTGCTAAAATTCTATCAAATCGTGGAATCAAATACGATCCTGCACAAGAAAATGAATTAATCAATGCAATAGGCATGGTACTGGTAAAAGAATTAAACATGAGTCCAAAGCAGGCAAGGAATTTGATCAGTTATGATGAAGACTTTGTTTCCGACACAATGGGCGAGTTGAGAGGTATGGAACAGTCAGTATCCGAAGTTGATGTATATATGGAAAGTCTTGCCCACTCATTGCAACAGGTCCTGAGTGAAAAAGCAGTGAGCAAGAAGCAACAAAAGTTTATGGGCATGGTTCATGCTGCACAGAAAGGTGAAAAGCCTGCCAGCAAAGAAGTTGCCAAGACAGCCAAGGACATGGGCAAGAAAGATGCCAGGGACTTTGCATCAACTAAGCACAAAGGTCTTCCTGAAAAGAAGAAATCAAAAAAGTAATTGAGCAGGAACCGGTGGCACCGACAGAGGAGCCTGCTCAACAAACTAAGCCAGTCGGACCACAGCCTAAACTAAGGCCCGATATGCCTATTGACTATTGGAAACAACGTTTTCAAACTGCTGACCCAAATCAATATCGTCAATTTAAAAACAAAGATCCAGAAAAGAAAGATCGTATGGCTATAGCAGCCTACTACGATGCAAAGCAGCCCACAAAAAAATAAAACATGTTTAAAAGATTTGATGTACCGGTAGTATCAAATCCTGTCTGTAGTGAGCCCATCTACAATGTTGTTGCAGAAGATTTTAAATTCTATGACAAAGACGGATTTGAATTAAATCAAGCAGAACAGAAATATTACGGGATGATGCACCATCCTATAGACCATCCTATACTTAATCATCGCTGCTGGCAAGAACCTTGGTTTGCTCTAGAATATAACGATATAGGTCTAATACTAGATCACTCATTGATCCTGCATCGTTGCAGATACGAGGACTACGCAGAACATCAACTAAGAAAAATAAAAAAGGATATTCCCGAGGCAGAGTGGTTATTGAAAACTCCACAGAAATGGGGATTTGATTTTGCATTAGATGCTGTAGATCAAAATGGTAATATATACGAAGTCCTGCACGTAGAGTATGACAACTACGATTACGATAGTTTTGTAAAAGCCATGCAGTTATTTGATTTCAAAGTTAGACATACTGATTGGCGACATGCTGCCAAACAGGTATTGGTTAAACAGGACGAGTGGTGTCATCTTAAAGGATTTGCTCAAAATGATTGGAAAGCAAGTTTCCTTTTAGGCTGGAACCGAGCAGAATATACAGAAAAAAGTTTGACCTTGTAACTGTAACCCTATATACTATATACTTATAGGAGACATTATGGGCAAAGCATTTGGCGCACCAGAACAGGCAAAAATTAAACAGATCGTATCCGAAGGTATGACTGTTATGCAGGAAATTCAAGACCTTACCGAAGGATTGAATGAAACTATCAAAGCCGTAGCAGAAGAACTAGAGGTAAAACCTAGTGTCATTCGCAAGGCAATCAAAATCGCACAGAAAGATCAATGGGATCAAGTGTTCCGTGAGTTCGACGATCTCGAAACTATTGTCGATATTGCAGGCCACGCTAATCGTCGTGAAGACTGATGAACTTTATACGCAATGTATATAACTGGGCCAGAAACGATTATCGAGAATGGCCTACTAGATTTTCATTAGAAATCTCAGCATGGTTGATGAGTTTAGGCTGCTCTCTAACACTAGCAGCAGGTGCAACTGATCCGCTGTTTTTCTATTTGTATCCAATATTCATTTTGCAGTGTGCAATATTTGCATGGGCTTCATGGACTCGTAAAAGTACAGGTATGGTAGCCAACTACCTACTGTTAGTCACTATCGATATCATTGGCTACATTAGATTGTTAAATATGTAAGAGAAAGGTTCGATCAGCCATAACTGATCACAAAGAAGGTTGCCGGCCATAAGCGGTAAGGAGAACTATATGAGCTACGTCGATGCCATGTGGGATCGAGACAAGGACATTGTGCATGTCGTTGAGCGTGATCCGAAGAAAGGCAGAATCTTTCAGGAGTTTCCTGCAAGATACACATTTTATTACCCCGACCAAAGGGGCAAATACAAGTCAATATACGGTGAAAACCTAAGCAAAGTTGTTACTAGATCCTATAAGGATTTTCAGAAAGAACAACGGATTCACAGCAGTCACAAGCTATACGAATCTGATATCAATACAGTATTCAAAACTCTAGAAGAAAACTATCTCAATCACGAACCGCCTAAACTAAATGTGGCGTTCTTCGACATTGAGGTGGACTTCGATCCTGAAAGAGGCTACAGCACCCCCGAGGATGCTTTCATGCCTATTACATCGATCGCTGTTCACCTACAATGGTTAGATACACTGGTCTGCTTTGCTGTTCCCCCAAAGACACTGACAATGGAGCAGGCAACGGAACTGGTTAAGGACTTTCCTAATACACATCTGTTTGAAACTGAAGCAGAGATGTTAGATGCGTTCTTAGATCTGATTCAAGATGCTGACATTCTCAGTGGCTGGAACAGTGAAGGTTATGATATTCCATACACCGTTAACAGAGTTATTAAAGCACTGAGCAAAGAAGACACTCGTAGATTCTGTCTGTGGGGTCAATTTCCCAAGAAGAGAGAGTACGAAAAATATGGAAAAGCGGCTGTTACTTATGATCTGGTTGGTCGTGTTCATCTGGACAGTCTCGAGCTGTACCGCAAATACACATATGAAGAGCGACACACTTACCGACTGGATGCCATTGGAGAAATGGAAGTAGGCGAGAGCAAGACTCACTATGAAGGTACACTTGATCAGTTATACAACAATGACTTTCGTAAGTTCATTGAATACAACAGACAGGATACTGCACTGTTAGACAAGTTGGATAAGAAACTAAAGTTTATCGATCTTGCTAACACACTGGCACACGAATGTACGGTGCTATTGCAGACCACAATGGGCGCGGTTGCTGTAACTGAACAGGCTATTGTAAACGAAGCTCACCACCGTGGACTTATTGTGCCTAATCGTGCCAAGCGCGATGAGGATGCAAACAATCAGGCAGCAGGTGCTTATGTTGCATATCCTAAAAAAGGTATCCACGACTGGATTGGATCTATTGACATTAACTCATTGTATCCGTCAGCTATTCGTGCGCTCAACATGGGTCCAGAAACTATCATCGGTCAGTTACGTCAGGACAGGACAGATCAACATATCGATGAACAAATGATGGTTCATAAAAAATCATTTGCGGCGGCTTGGGAAGGTATGTTTGGTAGCCTAGAGTACGAAGCAGTTATGCGACAGGACCGTGCATTTGAAATCACAGTTGATTGGGAAAACGATCAAAGTGATATCATGAGTGCAGCCGAAGCATATAAATTAATCTTTGACAGTAATCAACCTTGGATGTTAAGCGCCAACGGCACTATCTTTACCTATGAACATGAAGGCATTATTCCCGGACTGTTAAAGCGTTGGTATGCTGAACGTAAAGACATGCAGAAGAAGCTCAAGGCAGCTATTGAAGCAGGTAACAAGATTGAAGAAGAATACTGGGACAAGCGACAGTTGGTCAAGAAGATTAACTTGAACAGTTTGTATGGTGCTATTCTTAATGCAGGTTGCAGATTCTTCGACAAGCGTATTGGTCAGTCAACTACTCTAGTAGGTCGCCAGATTGCCAAGCACATGGCTGGTAAAGTCAATGAAATGATTACCGGTGAGTTTGATCACGTAGGTAAGAGTATTATCTACGGTGATACTGACTCGTGCTACTTCTCAGCTTACAATACGCTAAAGACTGACATTAACAAGAAGCTGATCCCTTGGGATAGAGATGTTGTTATTCAGTTGTATGATCAAATTGCCGAAGGCGTAAATGCAACATTCCCACAGTTCATGTTGGATGCATTTCACTGCCCAAAGAGTCGAGGCGAAGTTATCAAAGGTGGTCGAGAAATTGTTGCGGTTAAAGGCCTGTTCATTACCAAGAAGCGTTATGCAGTATTGTATTACGATAAAGACGGTAAGAGACAGGACACAGACGGCAAGCCAGGTAAGATCAAAGCTATGGGCCTGGATCTCAAGCGTAGTGATACTCCGGAATTTATGCAGAAGTTTCTAGAAGAAGTTCTGACCAAAGTACTAAATGGTGCAGAGGAACAAGAGATTTTGGAAATGATCAGTGCATTCCGAACTGAGTTTAAGGCCCGTCCAGGTTGGGAGAAGGGTAGTCCCAAACGAGCTAACAACATCACAGAGTATCAAGCCAAGGAAGCTAAACAAGGCAAGGCTAATATGCCAGGGCATGTCCGTGCTGCTATTAACTGGAATACGCTAAAACGCATGAACGGTGACAAATACTCAATGGGCATTGTTGACGGCATGAAGGTCATTGTTTGTAAAGTTAAAGACAATCCATTGGGATACACATCCATTGCTTATCCGGTCGATGAGATGCGATTACCTAAATGGTTCCAAGACCTGCCATTCGATCACAGCGAAATGGAAACTGCTATCATTAACAACAAACTGGACAACCTCATCGGTGTGCTGGATTGGGATTTAGAATCAACTACCCAAGACAATACCTTTGGCAAATTATTTTCCTTTGATTGAAAATAATCATTGACTTTACTCGCAAATCTAAATAAACTAAACAAAAGGAATTAATATGAAAGACATTCTACAAGACATCGTAAGCCACACACATAGCCTGGGCTTCTTAAACATCGTTAAAATTACAGGCGACGATAAAAAGACCACTATCGACAGTATGGCCGATGACCGTACAGTTATTATGTATGGTGAAACTGCTAGCCCGCAAGCAGACATGACTGGCGTTTTTGGTATGCCGCAAATGAACAAATTAAAGTATTTGCTAGATTGCCCAGAATACAAAGAAGATGCAAAGATTGAAGTTGTTAAACAAGATCGCAACGGTGAAGAAATTCCAACAGGCCTACACTTTGAAAACAAAGGGGGCGACTTTAAGAATGACTACCGCTTTATGAACACTGAAATCATTAACGAAAAGTTAAAGACTGTTAAGTTCCGTGGTGTTAAGTGGGATGTTGAAGTTGCTCCAAGTTTAGCTAGTGTGCAAAGATTTGCGTTTCAAGCAGCCGCTAACAATGAGCACACAACTTTCTTGGCTAAGACAGATGGTGACAAGTTGAAGTTTACTTTTGGTGATCAAGCAAGCCACGGTGGTGAATTTATTTTTGCTACAGGTGTCACCGGCAACCTAAATAAAGGATGGACTTGGCCTGTTGCTCCCGTACTTGCAATTCTTAAAGCATCAGATGTTAATAATACTATGATGAGTTTAAGCAACGAAGGTGCTCTACAGATTACACTTGACAGCGGTTTAGCTACTTACAAGTATATCATTCCTGCACAGACATGATAAAAGGAATAGCTCATTCAGGTCGATATCTCCAGGTACAAGGAGGTAGTCCAATGAATCCGTACATTTCTTCCGGTGGGCAATCTGCGGGAATGTTGCGCTATAATACAAATATCAATACCATAGAAGTATACGACGGGCAAGTTTGGAAAGAAGTATCTTCAAACTTTGCCAATGTAGCATTAACTAGTGAGGCAGAAGCATTACTTGACTGGGCACGAAAAAAGCGTGACGAAGAATTGCAGCTCGAAGTATTGGCTAAAGAACACCCTGCTATTAACATTGCCTTGGGTAATTTAAAGAAAGCCAAGATACAACTAGATGCTACAATAATATTAAGTAAAGAACATGACGAAACAACAAGTTAACCTAACACCATTACAGAAAGACTATGCAGTCTATTTGCCTGCAATTAGTAGTTTCTACAGTACCTATGTTGCTAAACAACGACTAGGTGAATTCGTACCAACAGATCGTATTCCTGCAGGTTTTGATCGTGGTATCGAAGGTATGAACTTTTTAAATCCTGAACAAGGATACTTTACTTACAAATACGGTCTGTACTCTGCGGGTCATGCACAATTAGATCTTACTAAGAGTTTAGAACAAGAGTCCATGATTCAACAGCGTGATCGTAATAACACTATGATCTTAGGCGACTCAGGTGGATACCAGATTGGTAAGGGTGTTCTTAAGTTTGACTGGTTAGACTTTGAAGGCAAGGAAGCTACTAAGACTCGTCAGAAGATTCTCGAGTGGCTCGAAGTCACAGCCGATTGGTCAATGATGCTAGACGTTCCAACATGGGCATGTGATCACATTCACAGTCCTAAAACTGGACTAAAGACATTTGATGACTGCTTAGATAAGACTCGATACAATAACGATTACTTTTTGATGAACAGAATGGGTCAAACTAAATGGCTCAACGTTCTGCAAGGTAGTGATTGGGACACTGCTGAAAAGTGGTATGCAGGTGTAAAAGAATTTAGCGACCCGGCAGGTAAGTATGCAGGGCGTGAAGCAGAAGGTTGGGCCTTTGGTGGTGCTAACATGTGCAAGATGGATATTACTCTCAAGCGTTTAATGACACTTAGAGAAGATGGTTTGCTGAAGGGCAAAAACTGGATCCACTTCTTGGGTACAGCGCAACTTGACTGGAGTTGCTACTTAACTTTAATTCAAAGACAAATCAGGAAACACATCAATGAAGAAATTACCATATCTTTTGACTGCGCCTCACCGTTCATTGCAACAGCGCACGGACTTGTCTACACAAACGCAGTCCACACGCCAAAAAGGTGGAGTGTTATTATGGACAAGGCACCAGATAACAAAGCACTATCAGGATCAGATATCCCGTTCCCTTTCGAATCGTCAATCGGTCGCAGACTAACAATGGCTGACATTGCCTACTACGATTTAGGCGTTCGTAAAACAGACGAAGAATTAGGTTTTGGTCCACGTGGTGGAAAAATTGAATTTAACCATTTAGAACCAGAACACTACCATGTTGTACCTAGACTTAACAAATTAGGTAAGATTCCAAATAGAACAAGTTGGGATAGCTTTGCCTATGCATTGATGATGGGACATAATGTCGAATGTCATATTGTTGCTGTTCAACGTGCTCAACAATTAATGGACATTGAGATTGCTAAATCTAAAGACAAGCTGACTTGGAAGCAATGGAAGAAAGTCAAGGGACAGGATATGAGCGATGAGTTTAGTGATTGGGTTCCCCGTAATATCTTATACTTCAACAGCTTTGTTGAAGACTTATTTAATACTGCTACTAAAGCAGATGCATTTGCAATGATCGAACAAGCTGGTCCATTCCTGCGTAGTTTAGAAGGTGCTCGACTACAAGGCGGTCCTGCTCAAAACAAGTTTAATAACTTGTTCGAAATTGAAGAAGTTACTAAGGTTGAAGAAATTGATCTTGCTAACCCAGATGACGACGAACTACGAAAACTTGAAGAAGGCACATTAGGAGATATAGAATGAGACAAGAAATTATTAGCGTATTAAAACACCATTTTAAAGCACACATTTTCAAGCACAAAATGAATGTAGACATTATGTTGAGCAATCCCATGGCACTACATGACCATACTGACTTAATGGATGCTATTGAAAAAGAAGTAGCATTGATTGCTGAATATCAAGACAAGTTGGACATAATGGAAAGTTATTTTAAGGAATAATATGGCAACAGGTAAAAAGAAAACAGACATTATTATGTCTGCCGAAATATCAGAGTCTATGGAAATGCCCGGTACTATTGGCAGTGCTAGATTAACATTTCCAAATGATCCCACTGTGGTAAAAGGCAGTCATTTAACTGTTACTACATTTCCAGACGGTAAAACTGTTTTAGAATGGGACGATGAGGCATTACTCAGAGATGTCCAAAAAGCCTTGACAGAGTACGAGAATTCTGTTAAAGTTAATACTACTAAAACTAAACGTAAGAAGAAAAATGAAGCGTGATTACGATACAGGTATTAGTGAAGATGTAATTTTCTTTACTGGTACTGAAGTTGAGCACACTCCTGCATACGGCATGAAAACATTGTTTGTTACAGGAGTTCAATCTAGCGAGCATATTGCACTAAACTTGCAAGGTTGCGAGCATATTTTCTTTGGCGCAAATCATAGTTATAATCCACAAACTTACGAAGAACACAAAGTCTGGGAAGAAATGATTATGTTCTTCCTTGATAAAGAATACCTGTGTTCATTGGATATTCCAATTCACCAAGTAGAAGAATTCCACGAAGGCGGGCTTTGCGAGCGTGATAATTTTATTCCACAAATTCGTGTACCTATTCCTTACATTCGTCTTTGGAACTATAACACTATGTTAAAGATTGACGACAAAGATTTTAAGGCAACTAATCCCGGTGTATGGTCCCACAGTCTACACACACTAATGGATCGTAGTAAGTTTACAGACTGGGCACAATATAAAAACGACAAGGTAATAAAATGATTAACTCTAAAGTTACAAAACAAGCAAATCAACAAAGTTCAGAAGAAAAATTATTTAAATTGCTCGAAAGCATTGACTGGAAGTTATGGGAAATCTATAATATGATGAAAGATAATCTTCCTGAAAAATCGGCACCCGCTAAAAAAACCACAAAGGTTAAAGCACAGTAATGAATCAAGAACTTAATATGATTTGGGTCACCTTTCGTAAGGAGGGTGTTCATATGTATCCGGCTGCGGCTACAGACCCCAAACTTGCCACAGGCAACATGTACGATGTTAGTTTCCTCGGTACTCCGCACCGTCACATTTTCCATTTTAAAATCTATATTCAAGTATTTCACGATGATCGTGATATTGAGTTTATTCAGTTTAAGCGTTGGTTAGAGCACTGCTATGCAGATGGTACACTCGAACTTAACCACAAATCCTGTGAAATGATAAGCCGTGATCTTCATGGAACCATTTCGGCAAGATATCCAGGTCGTGAGATCTGGATTGACGTAAGTGAAGACGGCGAGAATGGCTGCTTCATTAAATTTCCTCAACCCTTTAATACTACACAAAGGTAAAACATTATGGCACAACCTGCCTACATTCAGAAAACTCTTCGTATGAAACCCGAAGTTGAAAAGATCTTTGATGATCTCGATGCTTGGTTAGATCATTGCAGATTTAACCTCCTTCCTTATAACCCTTCAGACTTGTATAGGTCACAGGAATACAGGTATTTTTCTCGTCCTCCTTATCAGGGCGATCGTAAAAACTACCGCAAGGATTATAAGCCTAGAGGCCAAAACAATGACAATTTTTCTCGTTGATTTAGAATCTGTCGAGACAAGGTATACGGGTCAATGGAAGACTCATGTACCTGATCTACTTAAAAAGGCAGGACACAATGTTCAAATTATCTCTGGTCCCACAGATATTCCTAGTGCTACTACCCCTGGGGCTTTTCTTAATTTTGGCGGCACAAACATCTACAAAGCTCGGCAGGTTGAGCAGATGGGTCGGCTATTTTGCGACGGAGCCGTTCATGCAGGTGATCATTTTATATTTACTGATGCTTGGCACCCTGGTATCATCAATCTCAAGTATATGAGTGAGTTGCTGGGTATTCCAGTAACAACACATGGACTATGGCACGCCGGTAGTTATGACCCTCAAGACTTCCTAGGTCGTCTTGTTGGCAACAGGCCCTGGGTTAGACACGCCGAAAAGAGTTTCTTCCACGCATTTGATCACAACTATTTTGCAACAAAATTTCATATTGAAATGTTTATGGAAAATTTGTTAGGTATTGATTTCCGAACAGGTTCTATGCGTTATATGCAGGACAAGCAAATTGTTCGTACAGGGTGGCCCATGGAATATATGGCTGATACCTTAGAGAACTATAACACCAGTTCCAAGCATGATCTTATCTTGTTCCCACATCGTATTGCTCCAGAGAAACAGGTTGAAATTTTCCGTGACTTGGCTACACACTTACCACAATATGAATTTATTGTGTGTCAAGATACGCAGTTGGACAAGCATGAATATCACAAGTTGCTAGGTCGTGCTAAGATTATTTTCAGTGCAAATTTGCAAGAGACACTGGGTATTAGTTGCTACGAAGGTGCATTAGTAGATGCTATACCTATGGTGCCGGATAGATTAAGTTATAGTGAAATGTATTATGAAGGATTCAAATATCCTAGTGAGTGGACTAAGGACTGGAACAGTTACCTAGCACATAGACAAGAATTATGTCATCACATTATTGTTACTATGTCTCATTATGACAAGCGGGTGCCGCAGGTTCGCAAGCAGGCAGCTGATTTAACAGAACTATTCTTTAGTGCAAATAAATTACTGGAGATGATCAAATGAAATGGTTTCTAAACTTTTTAGAACGTGTTGGTCGCAAAAGAATTGTAATGGATAGACAAAATAATGAACCTTACCTCGAACGCTACTACATTTTTCTTAAAGACAGAAAGCATTTCCCCTTTAATGTGTTCATTCACAAGTTTCTTAAGTCAGACCCCGATGATGTACATGATCATCCATGGTCTTACGCTACACTTATCTTAAAAGGCGGTTATTATGAATGGACTCCTAACTTTGATTCACAAGGTGCCAAGATCAGTGAAACACGGCATTGGCGTGGTCCTGGGCACTGCCGTATTTGCCCTGCTAATAGCTATCACCGTGTTGAGCTTAAAGAAGGAACAGACTGTTGGACAATGTTCATGCCTGGTCCACAAAAACGAGAATGGGGTTTTCTTGTAAAGAATAAGTGGATCCATAATACAGAATATCTAGAAGAAAAGGCAGTAAAATGAAAATTGGAAGTGTCTGGCAATCGGCTGATAGAACAACATTTATTATCAAAAATATAGAAATTATCAACGAGCAAACTTGGATCTTTTATGTAAACTCAAAGACACAACAAAAATACTCATGCCTAAAAGATGCATTTACTAGCAGATTCCAAGAACAACTCAATAACGGATAATATAAATGAACAGTCAAACTAAAGAAGTGATGGACATTCTACAAGAAGAATGTGCTGAAGTAATTCAAGCAGTAAGTAAGATTAGTCGATTCGGTATTGACAACTTCAAGCCAGGTAAGTCCAAAACTAATCGAGAACACCTTGAAGAAGAATTAGGCGATATGTTAGCAATGATCGATATTATGTTGGAAAAGAATGTAATATCGTTAGAGCACTTAGAAGTTGCAAAAGCTGCTAAGATTGAAAAATTAAAACAATGGTCTAATATTTTTAATACTTAAAATTTTGTTATAAGTTGATCTGCGGACGAAATGCAGGCTTGCATTTTACAAATTTGAGGAGTAGATGGTAGTTCTAAACTACCATCAAATATATTTCCCAAAGGCGAATTATTACAATCGCTTCCTCGGACCCAACCTTCTCCACTTATATTAATTCTTTCTATACCTGTATTACATAGTTTGCCTGTAAAGACAGGATTAGACTGCACACTCTCTGCAGATCTTTCTTCAAAAGTTTTGTTAACACTGACATGATTGTTTAAAACCCATTCTTCCCCAAACAAATATATCAACTGGTCTTTGGTATAGTTTAATCTTCCTAGATAGTTGCTAGCCTGTACATATAATAATTCTTTTCCAACTTTAATTCCTAGTGAAGATTCGAGCTCATCTATGCGGTTAAGATCTTCATCAAAAAAATCAGGTCGAATAGGAACACCTAAATGAAATGGTTTATATTTTTTTTGAAATGCTTTTACAATAAATTTAATAAGATTTAAATTTTGCCAAGAGTGGCATGTAAGATTTAAAAAATCTACATGAGGTTCTATAGCCCACCAATCCATCCAAAGTTTTCCTCCGGCAGTATGTAGTGTAGTATTTCCGCCATTTTCTTTACATAGTTTTAACAGTGCAGGGAAATCAAAAAATTCCAACGGATCGCCACCATTAAATATCCAGTCAATATGTCTTCCTAATTTTTTATCATAATGGTCTATAAATGTGTTTGCTACTGCTAGATATTCATCTACGTGTCTAGGTTTGTCACCTCCCCAAAATGTTTTTGGACAATATTCGCAGCCGCCTGTGCAATAATTATGTATCTGCCAGATTACTACTGTTTTCATTTATTTTTACCTTTATAGTTGACACGCCTAAATAATAATGTATAATTACTTATCACCTCTCTTAAAGGTCTATTAAATGAGCAAAATTAAAGTATCCGAACTATTCTATTCAATCCAAGGAGAAGGGCGTTATATGGGCGTCCCTTCTGTATTCTTACGTACATATGGCTGCAACTTTACCTGTCAAGGTTTTGGTATGCCACGCGGTGAACTGAGCGCAGAAGCAGATAAAATTGCAGAACGTGCTGTTGAATTTGCAGAATACAAATCACTTCCGCTAGTTAGCACAGGCTGCGACAGTTATGCAAGTTGGCATCCTGCATTTAAAGACCTAAGCCCGATGATCGAAACTGAAGGTCTTGCTAAGGCTGTAGTTGATACATTGCCGTTTAAAGAATGGCGTGACGAACATCTTGTTATCACGGGTGGTGAGCCGTTGTTGGGGTGGCAAAAGGCCTATCCAGATTTGCTGAATCAACCTTGCATGAAAGGTCTTAAAGAAATTACTTTTGAAACTAACGGTACAATGCGTTTAACTGAAAAGTTTAAAGAATATCTAACAGACTGGACATTCGGCGGAGATGATAGAGAGATTACATTTAGCGTAAGTGCTAAACTGCCGGCAAGCGGCGAGCCCTGGAAAGATGCTATTAAACCCAAAGTTGTTTGCGACTATGAGAATTATGGAACAGCATATTTGAAGTTTGTTGTAGAAACAGAACAAGATATCGAAGATGCACTAAGGGCTACAGAAGAATTCCGCGCTGAAGGATTTACTGGCCATGTATATTTGATGCCGGTAGGTGGAGTAGAGAGTGTTTACGCATTAAATAATAAAACAGTAGCAATAGCCGCTATGAAAAACGGACTCCGTTATAGCGATAGATTGCAAGTTCCATTGTTTAAGAACGAATGGGGTACTTGATATGAACAAATTTATTAAAAAACTTTTTGGCATTGATAAGATCGAAAAAGCTATTTCCGATGCCGAGACTAGAATGAGTCAAGCAGTAGACGAAACGGCGGCTCAACAAAGAGAAGCGGAACGAGCAAGACAGGCAGCAGTACAAGCACAAGAAGAAGAAAGACTTGCGAAGCTTGGACCAAAGGCGCTTGCTACTGAAAAAAAAGAACCTTGGGTGGCGGTACTGGATACTCATGTAAACAAGGACAATATCCGCAATGGTTTTTTTGAGCTTGACTGGAATGAATACTTTGTGTTACAGTTAAAAGAAGCTGGTTACAAAGGCGAAACAGAAGAGGCAGTTGTTGATCAGTGGTTCCAAGAACTTTGCAAAGGTGTTGGGTCAGAATCTGGCGTTGACATGGATCGTAGAGGTAGTGGATTTATTAACGTAAACAATTTAGGCGACGGTAAGTCGGAAGTATTTTAATGTCAAAAACATATATCCTTGTGGATACAGCAAACACGTTCTTTCGGGCACGTCACGTAGTTCGTGGCAGCATCGAAGACAAAGTAGGTATGAGTATCTCTACTGTATTGAGCAGTGTTCGCAAGGCGTGGCGAGAATTTAATGGTAACCATGTTATCTTTTTCTTAGAGGGGCGTAGCTGGCGCAAGGACTATTATGCTCCCTATAAGCGGCAGCGTACAGAAGCCCGGGCAGCTCAGAGTCCACGCGAACAAGAAGAGGATCGAGTGTTTTGGGAAACGTTTGATCAGTTTAAAGATTTTGTTACCAACAAGACTAATTGTACTGTTTTACAACATCCGCAGCTCGAAGCTGATGATTTAATTGCAGGCTGGATTCAAAGTCATCCAGCTGACAGCCATGTGATTATTTCGACAGACGGCGACTTCGCACAATTAATTGCACCAAATGTAAAACAGTATAACGGAGTAATGCAAGTTACTACAACGCACCAGGGCTACTTTGATGAAAAAGGTAAACGTGTAATCGACAAGAAAACACTGTTGCCGAAACCCGAACCTGATCCTATTTGGTTGTTGTTTGAAAAATGTATGCGTGGCGATACAAGCGACAACATCTTCAGTGCATATCCCGGTGTCCGTGAAAAGGGTACAAAGAACAAAATTGGACTTCGTGAAGCATTTGCAGACCGCGATAGCAAAGGCTACAATTGGAACAATATGATGTTGCAGAAGTGGACTGATCACGAAGGTGTCGAGCATCGTGTATTGGATGATTATAATCGAAATGTAGTGTTGTGCGATCTTACCGCACAGCCCAATAATATTAAGTTGTTAATTACAGAAACAATCACTGGTGCAACCACTGCAAATAAGAATATTCCACAAGTCGGTGTACGACTATTAAAATACTGTGCAGAATACGATCTGCCTAAGATTGGCGAGCAGGTTACTAGTTATGCAGAACCTCTTAATGCTCGTTACTCAGCATGAATATCAGCAAGGAAGATAATATGAATGTAATTTCAAAAGTATTAGTACCAAATAAAGAATGGCTTATTAAGGACGAAGACAAAAAAATAGGGTCCATTGCTAAACATAAAAAAGGTTACGAATTTTTACGCAAAGGACAAAAGTTTGAATTTAAAAATTTAGATGAACTTAAACAAGAGTTAGGAATTACCTTAAGTGATTCTGTTAAAAAATCTAACGAACCAGAATCTGTAACATTTTCCATATATGATTATCCTTGCGGATCTAAACCATACGATCCTATGTATAACGTAAAGAAAAAGTTACCGTTATTTGCTAAAAGTGATAAAAGTAAAAGTCAATATTGTGCAGGTTACTATGTTATTAAATTCCGTAAAGGGTGGGTTAAAAGTTTTTGTCCTAAATTAATTACTCTTGAAAGGTATCCCTTTCATGGGCCTTACAAAACAGAATCCGAAATGAAAGCTGCACTAAACACAGTTAACAAACAATGAAACAACTCAATACATTACCGATTGAAGACTTTTTAAATAAAGCTAGAATTGCAATTAAAAGTAATCAAAATTCAGTTACTTTAAGCATAAAAGAGGTTACAGATTTGCAAAATAGTCTTAGTATTGTAATGACTAGGCTTGCAGGCGAGTTAGATGTAATAGCAAAAAATCAAAATAATGATGTAATCCAGATTAAAATGGATGGTGGTAAATTTTAAATACCCTGCTAAATATATACGCACTTTTCGGAGACGTATGTATGAGCAGACCAAAACCAAATATTTTATTAGAGATTACAAATAAAAAGAATTACAAAACTGATCAGGTTTTGGAAGCTGATGCTATCTGGGCTGTATTCTACAAAGACAAACCTATCAATTTAAAAACCAGCAGTGTAGTAGCACAACAACTAGGTCCAAAGTATAAAAAAGTAAGTTTTTCAAATAGTGGACATGCGTTTAATCTATCCGAAAAACTAAACAAAACTTTCAATACAACAGACTTTTCCGTGTATAAGTTGACTACCGGAGAAAAAGTCGAAAATGAATCCGAAGCATGAAATAACCAAAGCTGTCCTGGAGTCATTAGGATTGCCCGCCGACGAACAAAGGATCAAAAAAACTATTCCTACCTGGTGGGTTAACACCAGAAACAAGCTCAAAGGTGGGCTACGCCTAACTGAGCAAGGGTTCGAATGTCTCCAGAAAGCAGATATTAAATGTTATGAGATAAAATTTGAAGAACCCATTTTATTCACTAATGAATTAGCCATTTGGATAGATCAAAATATTGATTGCCCGTTTTACTTAACTGCTCGAAAAATATGGGTTTTTGGTGAGAAAACCGCAGTACAATTAGTGTTGTTTTCTGGCAACATAGCTAAATTTCATAGAGCCCAAAAAAGATTTACAGAAAAACAGAAAACATCTTGACAAGACCGCAGATCTTTGCTACAATAGTGACACTGTAAACAATTTACTTTAACAGTTTTTTAAAGAAAGCGCACTATGTCAAAAGAAATTTCCGCAAATCGCACAGTTGGTCCAAACGAAGCTAAGGCAGCTATCCGTAAATGCTTGAAAAAGCAACGTCCGGTTTTTATGTGGGGTCCCCCCGGTATTGGTAAATCCGATATTGTTAAACAACTAGGCGATGAGTCAGATCGCGAAGTCATCGACGTTCGTTTGAGTTTATGGGAACCTACTGACATTAAAGGTATTCCGTATTACAATTCTACTTCCAATACAATGACTTGGGCACCTCCTGCAGAACTGCCTACAGATCCAGAGTCTACTGCTATTCTGTTTTTGGATGAATTGAACTCTGCGGCTCCTGCTACACAGGCAGCGGCTTTCCAGTTAGTATTGAATCGTCGTGTTGGTACTTATCAATTGCCAAAAGGTGTTAGCATTGTTGCCGCAGGTAACCGTGAAACTGACAAGGGTGTTACTTATCGTATGCCTGCTCCGTTGGCTAACCGTTTCCTGCATTTGGAACTCCGTACAGATTTTGAAGACTGGCATCAGTGGGCAGTTAACAATAGAATTCACGAACAGGTTGTCGGTTATATTGGTTTTGCCAAGCAGGACTTGTATGACTTTGATCCAAAGTCTAGCTCACGCTCATTTGCTACTCCTCGCTCGTGGTCATTTGTATCCGAATTGTTGGAGGAAGATGATGTTCCAGAAAACACATTAACTGATTTGATTGCAGGTGCTATCGGTGAGGGCCTTGCTGTTAAATTTATGGCACACCGCAAGGTTGCTAAACAGATGCCGAAACCAGAAGATATCTTAGCAGGTAAGATTAAGAAATCGGATATCAAAGAAATCTCTGCTATGTATTCGTTGACTATTAGCCTGTGCTACGAGCTCCAAGAAGCTGATAAAAAGAAAGCTAAGAACTGGGATGAAATGGCAGACAACTTCTTTGGATTCATGATGGATAACTTCCCAACTGAATTAGTTGTTATGGGTGCAAAGGTTGCGTTGACTAACTATCAACTGCCGTTTGATGCTAGCAAATTGAAGAACTTTGACAAGTTCCACGATAAGTACGGCAAGTACATTATCCAGGCAATGGAAGGTTAAAATTGGCCCTTAGGGGCCTTTTTACTTGCTCTTTTGATAAATTGAATGTATAATAGTACTATCGCAACTAGGAGTAATAAATGTCCGCAGTAATGAAACAAGAAAAACAAAAGAAACAAGATTGGTTAGGTAAAACTTTTAGCGAAAGTGAAAAAGCTAAAATTCTCGATAAACTAATTACCGCACGAGTTGGGCTCTTGCTCCGCCATCCGTTTTTTGGTAATCTTGCTACCCGAATGAAAATGGTAGAGGCTAGCGACTGGTGTCAAACCCTTGCAACAGATGGTCGCAATTTTTATTTTAATTTAGGATTTGTAAATAAACTTACTCCTAAGGAAGCAGAGTTTGGCTTTGCACACGAGGTCCTCCATAATGTATTTGATCATATGGGTCGGCGAGACGGGCGCGACCCTCAACTGTCAAACATTGCCGCAGACTATGCCGCTAACCAAATTCTTAAAGACGAACGTATCGGTACAGTTCCTAGCTTTATTAAGATTTTCCAGGACGACAAATATCGCGGATGGAGTTACGAGCAGATTTATCAGGACCTTTACGACAAGGCTGAAAAGATTGATATTTCCCAATTAGGGGAATTGCTCGACGAACACCTAGATGGTGAGGGTGAAGATGGGGAAGGTGAAGGCAAAGATGGAGAAGAAATTGACGGAAGTAGTAAGGGCCGGCCACGTTTGACTGCAGAAGAAAAGAAACAAATCCGTGATGAGATCAAAGAAGCTATGGTAGCGGCTGCTCAATCAGCAGGTGCAGGTAAAGTGCCTGCAGGTATTGCTAGAATGATCAAAGACTTTACTGAGCCAAAGATGGACTGGCGACAACTGTTGCGCATGAATATCCAAAGTATTCTTAAAAGCAATTTTAGCTTTGCTCGCCCTAACCGCAAGAGTCAACAATGTGGCGCTATCTTGCCAGGTATGATGAATGAAGAAACTATTGACGTATCTGTAGCAATCGATATGTCTGGTAGTATTTCAGATGCTATGGCTAAAGATTTCTTGTCAGAAGTCAAAGGTATTATGGATGAGTACAAGGACTTTAAATTAGATTTGTGGTGTTTTGATACTAACGTATACGGTTACAAACAATTTACCGGAGATACTGCTGATGATATTAACGAGTACGATTGCCAAGGTGGCGGTGGTACTGATTTTGATGCAAACTGGGAATTCATGAAGTACAATGATATTCAACCCAAGAAGTTTATTATGTTTACTGACGGTTATCCCTGCGGTAGCTGGGGAGATGAAGATTATTGTGATACTATCTTTATTATTCACGGTAACGATGCCATAATTTCTCCATTCGGCCAGACCGCGCATTATAAATAATATAGGTAGATTATGGCATTAAATAGAGGAACGGTAAATGCTTTAAATGTTCTAGGATTTAGAAAACTATCTTTTATTCCAGAACATTTTTCCAAAATCTCTATTGATTCAAAGTTTGATACCAAAATTATAGAACAATGGATCGAATATAATTTAAATAGCAGATACGCTATACAAGGAAAATATAGTTTAGATGCAAATAGGAAAATGATTTCTGTTATTGAAATAGGAATCGAGGATCCTAAAGAACTAACTATGTTATCATTAGGATGTCAACATTTACATAAAAAAGGAATTAATTAAATGGAAAATCAAGAAACAGTTCAAGACGCTAGTCAAGTAACTCCAGAGGCTGCGCCACCGCAACAACCAGATCTTACAATCACTGATCTAACAAATATCCGTGCGATCATTGATGTTGCAGTTCGTAGAGGGGCATTTGGAGCTTCGGAAGCGTCCGGAGTAGGCACAGTATTTGATAAACTAAACGCATTCTTAAATGCTGTTGCACCTCCTAAGTCAGACGACAAAGCACCAAAACAATAAAAGGAGATTCACATGAAACATGTGGGAAAAATGAAAAATAATGCTGCTCGAGTAGCAGTAGTTTATAGGACTGTTCCGGGAGAGCCCAACAACGCATTAGTAGTTGGGACTAGTGGCTTGCCAGATGCTAATCACGATGCTTTGATGAGCGTTATTCAAAGTGAATCCGGTCAACAAGCAAACGAGTTAGCTGACATCTTAGCAACACGCCGATTCCCAGACGGTGATGTAATGCTAAGTTGGTTACACGCCCGTGGACAACTTAAAAAAGTTCCCACTAATCTCGTGTTAATGACTCCCAATACTCAAACACAAATTCCATTGAATGAACTCAATGAAATGATTGCAACTCAGAAAGGAATCACTGTTGAGGATTTGGCTGTTAGTGATGGTCAGAAAAAATCTACCGTTACTAAAAAAGAAGCCAAGGAAGAAATTATTGTCGATGATATTATTGTCGACACTGCTCCTACAATTGCAGAAGCACCAGTTACTGCATCTGACTTGCGGTCAATGGCAGACAAACTTTCTAAGCAGGCAGCAGAGATGCGCCGCAAAGCAGACGAAATGTCTCCGCCAGTTAAGAAGACGGCTAAGGCAACAAAAGCCGAAGCTTAATGATTAACTGTTTAGTTGCAGTTGAACGAAACCAGGGCATAGGATTTAATGGTCAAATGCCCTGGCCTCACCTTAGGGGTGATATGCAGTGGTTTAAACAAATGACAACTAATCAAGTTGTTATTATGGGTTCAACCACATATGATAGTTTGGGTAAATCTTTACCTAATAGAATTAATGTAGTGATAAGCAGAAAGAGAGTGCTAGGTGATCACACCTTTGACGACTGCGGTGCTGCCTTAGATTTTTGTTCTGTAGAATACCCTGATAAGGAAATTTTCATTATCGGCGGAAGTGCCGTTTATGAACAATATCTCGATATTATTGACAGATTTTATATTACCGAAATAGATGCAGACTATGAGTGTGATAAGTTTTTTGACCTTACCTATGTAAAAGAACACTTTACAAAGGTTAAAGAACACGCTATACTTAATGACCCGATAAAATATACAATAAAAGAATACAACTTATGACACATCCAGAACAAGCATATCTCAATGCACTTAAAGACATTTTAGCAACAGGTGAACAGCGACCCGATAGAACTGGAGTCGGGACTATTAGTAAGTTCGGTGTACAATTGCGATTTGATCTGCAGAAAGGATTTCCTGCTGTTACTACTAAGAAGCTAGCATGGCGTGCCTGTGTTAGCGAACTGCTTTGGTTTATTGAAGGCAGTGGTGATGAGAATCGCTTAAAGGAAATCCTACACGGTGAGCGTTATACCGATAAGAAAACTATATGGTCAGATAATGCCACAGCACCTTACTGGACAAACAAACGACTCCAGCGGCATGCAGGTGATCTCGGTCGTGTCTACGGCGTGCAATGGCGAAAGTGGCGTGCTCCGTTAGTTCGTATTAACAAAGTTGTCCTACAAAATTGCGACCAGTTGCTTAATTTAATTGACGGCTTAAAGAAAGACCCTTACGGTCGTAGACATATCATTACTGCATGGAATCCAGGCGAACTAGAACTAATGGCATTACCTCCGTGCCATATGATGAGTCAATTCTACGTAAGCAACGGGAAACTAAGTTGTTCAATGTATCAACGTAGTGCAGACATGTTCCTCGGAGTACCGTTTAACATTGCCAGCTATGCACTGTTCACACATATGATTGCACAAGCCTGTGAATTAGAAGTCGGCGAACTTATTATTACCCTAGGTGACGCTCATATCTACACCAATCATGTTGATCAGGTTAACGAGCAATTAGCACGTAAGCCATTACCGTTGCCAGAGTTAAAACTAAACCCTGCTGTCAAAAACATCACAGGGTTTACAATGGACGATATTGAATTGGTAAATTATACTAGTCACGATGCTATTAAAGCACCAATGGCTGTTTAAACTTTAATTTCTATTACACCAAAAGAGCCTTCGAAATCTTCGAGGGCTTTTCCTATTACAGCATCCGAACTGTCATGATCCTGTTTCTTAGTAGCATATCCCTGTTTATATCCACTGGTAACTAATAGGTCGCCCTTCTTAACGGGGCCACAAATCTTGCAAGGAACACGACCTTTTAAGGCAATATAGGGGTGAGTTTCGTCGGTTCCTGCCTCGGAATTCATCATATATGCCGGATTTTTACTCACTACTCCTGCAACCGTTGTCGTTGCCTGTAATGTAGCAAGAGTAACTTCTTTTTCTCCGCCTAACATTAGTACAGTTCCAAATTCATATGCCGCATCTGCGGCATAGCGTTCAGCAATGTCAGCATAATATGCACTGGTTGCAACGCCTTTAAAAATATCAGCTTTAACACTTTTATCAAATGGATTATAATAAAACGATGAAGTAGTGTAGATTGCGTCTGTTTTGGTATAAGTTGTGCCAGTTGTAAACGGAATAGGAAATGTACCTACACTCGGCGGAATATCTGTAACAAGTCCGATTGCAGTGGTTGCAGTATTTGCATTAACTGCATGCCTTGCACTTCCCCAAAAGTAAATTCCCTGAGACGCTGATTCACCTGTTGAGTAGTTTGCACCTCTTAAAGTAATACCTTTACTGATCGTTGATGTAGAACCTGAATCATAGATAGGATATTTTGGTAGTGGTGGTTGATCTGCTTGAGTTACTGTATATGTTTCTGCAGAAACCATAGCAACTACTTCATCATTTGCTCCTACAATAGCTTTAATATTGTATTTTGGTGTACCAGTATCTTCTTGTGCGTATTCGACATCGCCTTTCCATTGAGCTCTGGTGTCGGCGCCGCTAGGAGGACCTATTAAAACAAAATTCTCACCATTGTAGGCATAAAGTTGTTCTTCTCTACTATCAAACCATAGATCGCCTGATTCGTAGATTTTAGTATTGTTAGGATTTTCAGTATTAACATCTAAATTGGAAATGCTTTTCCAATTTGCGCCATCAAACACATTGAGTCTTTTGTTTGCAGTATCATACCAAAGTTGACCATCAATCGGTTTAGATGGAGGAATAGTATTTGAAAAATTCTCAAGCAATTTTAAAAAGTTTTCATTTTGCCATTCACCGTAACCTGCATAGTTTCTTCCAACAAAAATTAAATCAGTTGTGAGATCCAACGAAGCATCTTGTACTATCGTAATCTGTGTTCCATCTGTTTTATTGAGAATGTAAGGCATAATTATTCCTGATATGTAATGTTATTGTTAAAAGTGGTAAAAGAATTATAATATGCATCTACAGTATCCCAGCGAGCAAGTCCTCCTACATTTGTTAATGTAAAGTGTCTAACAGAAAGAAGAGCATTGTAATTACACAGCACTTTAGCCTGAGATCCTATAACATAGGTTGCGGTACTAAACAAATTAGGCAATGCTTTTAATCTTAAAGCATTGTTTCCATCATTGATGTTTGTTAGATTTGTTCCAGTTGTGCCAGTTTTTGTATCACCGTATGTGGTAATATCAAATGCAGTTGTTAAATTCTTATCATAAACTGTATTACCCCTTACATATAAATTTCCTTTTACATCAAGGTCATCTAAAATTGTAATACCGTTAACAACATTAGTTGCTGTTGTCTGTCCAAAGTACACTGTTGAGCTAGAAGCACTCATTGTAAAGGATGCAGTAGTCACTAACGCAGTCGGAGCACCGTAAGAATACAGCACTGAAACATTTTGTTTTTGGTTAAACGTATTCTCTAAAATATTTACAGGAGGAACCATAACTCCCATTTTACCATTTTGTAGATCTACTCTAGGATCAACAAGGAACCATTGATTTAAAGGATATCCTTGCCAGATTTTAAATTCACCATTAGTGCTATTGTACCACAAATCTCCTGTACTTGTTGTTACGGGTTGCGTACCACTGATAGTTGCGCCGTATGTAGGATTAAACTCTACACCATCATAGACTGTTAATTTACTGTTAATTGTGTCGTACCACAACTGACCAACTTGTGCTTGTAAAGGTTGATTAGGAGAAGCAAAATTAGTCAACAGTTTTACAAAATTATTGTTTACATACTGTCCGTACTTGTTAACATTCTTACCTATTAAATCTAAACTAGTGGTGATAGAATCTACATCTCCATCTGCCATGGTTAACAATACTGTACCGTCACTTCTATATATGATATATGCCATGTTATTATGTCTTTATAATATAGTTCATTGTAACTGGTACAATGTTTGTAGTGGTAGTAGCATATCTCAAATCCGGAACACTAAAGCTACCACTTGCTCCACCAAATGTATAACCAATTACACCAAATAAATCTCCCTGTAACACGGTAGATGTAGACCCGCCATTGCATAAAATCCATGTAGGCTGACCGTCTGGCTTAACCGCTGAGGGAGGTGTTGAAGTTGGCCACGGAATAATCATCCCTGGCTGCATTACCATGTCGTAAACATCTGATAAGAAATCTGCCTTGCTGATTTGTCTTACACCTTGCTCTATAGTTGTAGATGTTGCGGTGTCAACTACTAACAACGTCTGAGTAGCAGTGGTCGATGTAACTGTTGACTGTGCTGTAATTAAAGCTGTGGTAGCAGTAGTATTAAGAGCTACATTACCTAATCCATTAAATGATACAGATCCGGTTGTTGCAAACTGTCCAATAACACTAAATTGTCGAGAAGCTTCTAATTGAACAGCCTGTGAAGCAACTCCGTATATTGTAAGTGTAGATCCAGTTGAACCAATTTGTGATGTATAAATTCTACGAAATGCTCTAGTTGGAGATCCTAATTCATATGAATTGTTTTCTGCTGGTTGTAAAATAGTGCCGCTTCCGCCGGGCTGACCTATTGTAATTAGCCCAACCATTGAAGAAGTTGTTACTACAGTTAATGTGTTTGCTTCTAAAGTTCTTCCAAACGACCCGCCACCGGAAACATCTAGAGCAGAATCGGTATTAGAAGTAATTGTTACATCATCTGAAAACTTACCGCTACCTGTAACATCTAATGTTTTGGTAGGAATAGGATTATTAACTCCCACAAATCCTGCAGACGTGAGCTTTAAATAAGACTTGTCAAAGAAACTATCAGAAATACCTATCTTCATTCCAGAAGAGCTAGTGTTAGCGTAGGTAACAAATGCCTCAGATGCAGTACTATATATTTTAATAGCTTTTGCAGTTGTATCTTTTTTAATTTGAATACCGCCAGATGACTCAACTACAAAGGTACCTGTATGAATCTGAGGTGCAAGTATAGATTTATTTCTTAATACATCAGATGCTTTAACGGTTACACCCGAACTGAGATATAAAGATGCAGCACTTTCTGCTACTCCGTTGTATCTTGTAGGAATTCTGGAAGTTAAATTTGTTCCTGCCTTAATAACAGTAAAACCATCAATAACACTTCTAGGAGTAAATTCATTATAAGAGATAATTTCAACTACTTTGCCGTTTGCCCAGTTTAAAATAACAGGATACTCTACTTTATTAGCAACGGTACTAGTATTAGTTTCAATGACTCTAACTTCTGCTCCGGACTTTGAAGTACCAGATAAGCTACTAGGACCAACAAGAGTCCATCCATCGGCATCACGTATGTTTAATTGATTCGAAACCGTATCAACCCAGATGTCTCCAATTGTTACTCCAGAACTATAACTTAAACTAGGATCAGAATTTTGTTGATAGATTCCGCTAGCAGCTGGCCATCGATTACTTGTAATGTCACCATTATTAACTCTTAAAACTTTTCTGTTAGGATTGCTAGTATCATACCATAGTTGTCCCTTAATTGAATTAATAGGAGGGTTAGGTCCTGCAAAATTTTCCAACAATTTTAAAAAATTTTGTGTAGTATCAAGACCGTAATTAGTATATCCTGGCCCGACTAGATCAAGACTGGTACTATAATTGTTCTTTCCAGGACCTAATGTTGTTCCTAATACCTGCACTGTGCCAGTGTTTGTAGGGTCTGAGAATCGAAGTGTATATGAATTAGCCATGTTTTAAACTCCGGTGCTCAAACTTTGGATCCTAATTGTATAATCTACCTGAATCATCCTGTTTAATGATTTCTGAACAGGGTGGAAGATAACATGTGTTAATAACATTCCTGTATTCGGACCTTCTGGATTAAAGGATCTCAATCCTAATTCATCAAACACAAAATTAGATTCAGTGTTTGTTTCTGTATCAAATGCGGCTTGACCGCTCGGCTCACCAAAATCAAGCAAACAACTTACTAGCACGTCAGTATAAACTGTGCCAGCAATGTGTCTAGTTTCCATAAAATTACGTGCAGGATCTAACGAGTATGAACTTTTCGAATCAACAGTTTTATAATAAGTTTGATTATATAGGCTAGCACTTGTTCCTACACTGTTAGGTGTAAGGTAAGTAATGATTCCTGTACTATCAACTCTGCTTCCTCCGTTGCCGAACACCATCTCGGCAATGGGTCCTTCGCCTTGATTTGCTATACTCTGTGCCAATGCTATGGAAAAATTCTCATAATGAATAGCGTTTCTTTTATTAATAAAGACTTCTTGAGAGATAGGATCGTAGATTTTAATATGACCCTGGATGCCTATTGCTCCAGCTTCATTCGGTAAATTGTTCATGTTTCTGTTATCCATAATGATATTTATCCATCTAAATTATAAGCGGTTTATCTTCCGTATCGGTAGATTTTAGTTCTAGGCCATATGTGCCCTGTACTAGATCGATTACCTTGATTAACTTTGGGACCAACCATACCTTGATCTAGGCGTTCTTTATTGTAGTATAGGAATCTATTTGTAGACCCTTGCAAGTCTGTATAGTCACCTATACCGCCTGTAGTAGCAGTAATTTGCCCTATTTTAGCTTTATTTCTAATGTAATCCCTAGCCTGTGATTGTTTCATAGTAGGCCATTGCTCTGCAAGACAGGCTAGAACTCCAGCAACTTGTGGGCTAGACATACTGGTTCCAGATTTTTTAGTCACTCTATACGCAGAGTTTCTACTATCTCCAGTTGTAACTTCAGTAGTTGAGTTTACTCCGCCAATAATCCAACTTCCCGGAGCATACAGATCTACCCTAGGTCCGCAATTACTGTAAATCATTTTTGTTTCAGCTGTATTTGCGTCTACACCTCCTACACAAATTGATCCGGTTGCTGCTCCTAATGGGCCTCTGTTATAGTAATAAGTAAACACATCACCCTGAACAATGTAATTATTATAGTCATCACCAGTGTCAACTGTGAAGTTAGAAATTTTTGTATAATCGTTTCCTGCGGCTCCGACAACGATAATCCCTTCGTTCATCGCATCTATTAAATCTTCCTCGTATGCAACGCTTCTTATTGGAAATGCTACGTTTCCTGCACTTATAACCAATCCATAATTGGTTAATTCTGATTCTGTAAAAGGACCACTAAACTCTGTGCCTTGAAATCTAACAATAGTAATTTCAGAAATAGGCACTTCAATAGATACTCCATAACTGTGATTAGTAACCGTAGGATTACGTCTACCTGTGGCAGGATTAATAGGCTTAGTTCTATGCCACTCTCTGATATAATCTATTGTCCGTGCCCCTGTATTAGATGGATTTGTTGAATACGGACTTATATTATAAATGTTTGCATCTCTTGCCCATCCGTAGGTGTTACCACATGCTGTAGAAGCAACATGTGTTCCGTGATCACCGTCTACTGTTCTGTCAGATATTCCGTCAAGATTGTTATCTGGGTATGAAGGATCGATATATGGAGTATAAGCATATGTGCCGGCTGAGGTTCCTAAAACAGCCGGATTATGTTGTAGCCAGTTATATTGCACTACTCTAGTCCCACCCGTGCCGTCTGCATTAACTGCAAACTCGGGATGTAGGGGATTAAAATGCCCGTCTACTATAACCACATCAACATATTTTCCGCTTGAAGTTGTATTAACTGTTCCGGATACACTAGTAGTTCCGTTTATTCCCCATCCACTTCTTTGTACTCCCTCAACAGATCGTAATATTCCCCAGTTTCTATGAGACGAACTGTAAGAATTAGACTTGTTCCATAGCGTACTAGTTTGTGTCCAAAATGGTTTAAACTTTAAACCTTGTTCCTCGAGAGTTAATTCAACATGTAATACTCTGGGATCGTTTTTAATAAGCTCAACTTCAGATGCATATAACTTATAGTGAGTATTCCTACTAGTCGGTCTTCTATCTTTTATTGGAATAGGACGGTGAGGAATAAATTTTGCGCCGCCAGAAGTCTCCATATCATCATAGAAAGATTCAAGATCTTCTTTATTTTTTAAAGTTATAATGTACTCTCTAGCGTTAGAACTCATATTAAGACTCCAATTGTAATAAAGTTAATGTAACATCGATTGCTCTGGATACTGTGTCTTTATTTGTTACAGCTAGATAAACCGTAGTAGTTGTAGCCACATCATTATTAAACCCTATAACTCCAGGAGTTATTAATTGAGTTAAAGAGGATGCAGTTGTAATAACTTCCGCAATAACTCCGCTGCCTGGCAACGGATCATTGCCTTCAGTCCTTGCTGCATCATTGGTTCTACTTGTACTGTCTGAGTAAATTCGAACCCATGCAGCATGAGAAGTTTGTACCTTTGACAACATATAAGTTTTAAAACCAGTTGCTTCTGCATTTCCACTAGCATTAGCAGCAAGAGCTGCCGTTGTTCCTGTGGTCAATACTCTTGAAGATAGGCCAACTCCGCCACCACCTGACACAGTTCCCCACCCGTAATTATAGTTTTGGTCTGAAAGTTTAATCAGTGCCTGCCCAATAGATCCACCATCTGGTAGACCCGGTCCAGTTGGTCCAGTTGGGCCTGGGACCACACTCGAACCTGCTGGTCCAGTCGGTCCTTTAGGACCCGCAGGCCCTGTGGGACCAGTAAATTCGGCGGCACCTATTTCTGTAACAACTTGATCAACTAAGTCAGTGTAACGGATTCTTCTCGGTAGTATCTCATCAACTATTACAAAACTTGTAACAGTTGTACCTGAAGTTATAAATGGTAATTGATTAATTTTCATCTTTTAATATCCCTCTATCGGATTGTTATTGTCGTCTGTCAATTCAAAATTATTATTGTCTGTTAGAGTAGGATCTCCACCATAATAATAATAATCAGGTAATTCTGTTGTTTTCTGTTGTATAAACATAGCCTGCGGTGTTACAGCAGTCAATAACGAAGATTTAATTACCCACTCATTAGCAGATACTTCTTCAATCGGTTGCCAGAACTGACCAGTTCTTTGTTCAATTTCTAATCTCACTCCGGAAACAAATCCCTCAATATTTAATTTTAATTCATGATTGTTAGTCAACGAATTATAAACTACAGTAAATTCAGAATCCAGTGTTACTAAACTTGTTGAAGTCGTATCATAGGCTCTTCTAGAATCATGTACCAAGGTACTTGTTTTGCGAAGTGTCCTTCCACCGTACTTAATAGTTACCTGATTAGTTGCATCAGTCGATGTAGAAAGAGTAATTCCGTCACACACAAACTGGTATGGGCCCACGTCAGTGGAATAACTGGAAGTGCTAATAACAAATGTGTATGTGTTGAACGAGTTAGTTACAGTACTTAATACTCGAGCATTTGTTGTGCTGGTAGTAATATGATATTGCTTCTTAATTACATCACTGTAGGGAACTTGTTGTTGTGTACTTTGATCCATTAGTTTAGTTCCAACTTCAGAAAACAATGCGGGTGCTGTGCCGTGAGTGCTTCTTCGTAAATTGCTTAATGTATTACTGGCTTTTTCAAAGAACTCAATACGTTCGCTGTCAACAAATACTACTCCTGGAATATTTCTAATAGGATTAGGAGGAATCAATCTGCTAGAATCTTCAACGTGAATTTCAGTATCAGTGAGCGTTAACTCTTTAGTTAAACGTGTACTGTAAAAATCTGATAATCGAGTATATGATGTTCTATCAAAAATATCTTTAAAAATTCTATAACCTAAAGTAACGTTATTTCTTAATGGTGAATTAATAGAGGTAATCATAATGTCGTTTGACGTATTGACAAATATCCATTCACTAAGTTGAATAGTTCGTTGATCTGGAAGAAGTCCAAAGTCATATCCAGGTATTAACGGTGCTCCGTCTACATAGACCCAGACATACTCTGCACTAATAACAGGTAAGCTAAGAGTAAATCTACGCATAGAATTACCCGAGAAACGTTCTGTTCTAATCAACATGCCATCATGGTCTGTAAACGTAGTTACTTTTACAGATCCGGATGTAAGAGGAGTTGATAAAATAACCGTGTTACCAGACACTATATAATCATAATCAATAAGGCTTTCGATTGCAATTGCATCACCGTTTACAAGTAATCCGGTAGGGAAAGTAATTGTACTGTTACTTACGGATAGCGTATAATCAAAGCCCGATCTTAGTAAGAAGCCATTTAAGTAAACATGCACTGTTTCAATAGAATATGTACCTGATGGTCTAGGCTTATTGTCAATATTGAATGTAAGTTGAGTTCCATCAAATTTATAATAAGTCACATCAGGAGGAGAAAGTCTTCTTCTGCCTGCTCCAGCCAATGCTTCATATTCTACTAATACTTGAGCACTAATCGGTTCTATATTAGCAATAGGCTTTGTTAAATTCAACACAGTAGTAGTTGTAGTAATGTTGAAATATTCTGTCCAAACTCCGTTAAACTCAGGATAGTTAGTTTCAAAAAACCATGCTTGAATCACGTTAGTACCAGCAGGAATATTGTAAACTGTAACTGCCGCTCTATTATTTTCAATACCAGTAGGAGATACCATATAACCATATGATGAAGTTGATAGTGTTTCAAAAATTTGAGTACCATTAACTGTTACATAAACAGAACGAACATCGTCTATACTAGCTAAACTAGGAATTAATACAGATGATTGATCACTAACTGATACTAGGTTACTATCTAAAAGATAATCGCCTCCCATGGTCATTAATGTATAACCTGCTCTACCAGTTGTTGTCTGAGGAGCAATGTACAAAGTTCGATCATAGATAAAGAACTGATTTCTTGCTGTAAAGTTATACGGTTCTTTATTAGGATCAAAACTTCCTTGTCCTGCATACTGCCAGTTTCCGCCCTCCGAAGTACTATAGAATACATGACTGGTATTGTTTTGTATAGAAGTATACGGCACCTGAACGGCATTAGCGCCATTTTGATTAGAAATACCTGTTATAAATCCGCCATTTGGAACAGAAGATGAAGCGTTTAAAGGATCATACTCGCGCCATGTGTTTTCATAAATCATTTCTACATACTGATTCACTCCATCAGAATATAATCCGAGTTCATACTGGTACGCAGGTAACACTCCAGGTTCATCTCTTTTCTGGTAATGACTACCTTGAAAGCGCAATCTCCAGTAATTAAATTGAGTAGTTGTTCCTGAAATCGTACCGGTATCGAACCATAGCCCAGGAAGTTGTCCGTTTTCTAATAGTTGTCCGCTTTCTCCTATTGCCTGCCATAAGTCGCAGAACATCACCATAATTGATGGATTTTCAAGAGCGTCGATATTTAAAGGCGTGTACTCAGTATCTCCTCCGCCAAACGTTACATAACCATTTGTGCCAACGTACACTTCAGTGTACACTGTACCAAACATGTTCCAATTAAACCCTAGCGAATAGGGTCCAGTAAATTCATCGTCACCGGCAGAGGCTCCGATAGGTGCCCCAGAAACGCCGATTGGCGTAGCAAGAGAAGAGCTAAAATAAGGACCTATTGTACCAGGATCAGGTGGAGTATCTAATCTATCAAAAATTAATCCTTTATATTCTACCTGAACACCTACGGATTCTGTAACAGGATGTGGCAATGTAGTAACAGAAACTCTACCGCTGACTACAGGAACAGCGCCTGAAATTACTAGAGGAGATGAGTTATTTTCTTGTGTATAGACATTAATACTAACACTATCAAATGTCTGTCCTTTAACATGCTCTTCGGGAGCATACCCTAATTGAGCATTTAAGAAGCCGCTGCCATTGACTGTTAAGTCTGTAGGATTTACTCCTAGTGCTCCAACAAAGTTGCCAGCACTGTCCCAGGATCCTGCTGTAAGTTCTGTGTCAACTCCGTTAACATTAAAATTATCTTTCCAAAATTCTAATTTTGGATATCCGTAAATATCAACATCAATATGATGACCACTTAGGCCTAGCCCACGAATAGTAAGAGCAAGTGTTCCGCTAGAAGTAGCAGTTGTTTCAACATATTCAGCCAATGAACTTGTTTGCAACGGCAAAGTAGAATAATCTAAGTAAACAGATGATGTTGAAACATCTTGAATAGAAATTAAAGTATCATAATAAACTGTTGTAGTGTTTATGATATCATCAGCAAAAGAATATATCTTATAAGTTGATGTAACTTCGTAGTCTCTTAACATTGATGGAATACGAACTGTTGTGCCTGCTGGAGCAGAACGCACAGTCGATGTCGACAACACACTAGACCAGTGTGTGCCCGTTCCGATTGCAGTAAATCTATCTGTACCAACTCCAGTTACTTGATATCTACCGTCGAAGCCAGTAAGTGTTCCGCCTTCGCCTCCATTAATTCCCCAAATTTCTGCGTAGTCTCCTACTCTAATATCGCCGCCGAAATCTTCAACTGTGTAGAATACTAAAGTTCCTCTGGTAGTTAGGCTGTCAGACCAAACACGTTTAATTTGAAATTCATAATTACTAACTTCAATCGAGTTGGCGCCAGTGTTAACAGAAACAACTACAGTATCTGTCCTTAGATAATTTAAGGCAGTGTTCGTTAAGATAATTTTCTGCCCTGGAGAAATTCCTTCAGTGGTACTTAATACTAGTGTACCTGTATTGTAAAGCGCATCTGCTACTAATTTTGCAGAAGCATAGTAATCAGTTAAGTCAGACCATGCAGAATTGTTGTCGTATGCTCCGTGGCCCCAAGGTGGAGAATAATCAAATCTTAAACCTTGCAGTTGAGTCTCACCAAATTCTGCACCAGACATTAATAGAGGCAATTCTAGTCCAGGCATGCTGTCTGTAGGTTCGTAATAATTATGAATTCTATCAACTGCTGTATAAAGGTTGATATTTTTATTATATGTAATTTTAAATATCTGTCCTTCACCAGGAACATAGTTTAAAAATACAAACCTAGAATATTTCTTAGTGTAATTATTATATGTTTCTGTATAATATTCAATAGTATAGTCAGTAGCAAGCACCAACTTACCATCTACTAATGGAGTAATATTAGACTTGTTAGGTTCAGCTAACCAGCTAAGTACAAACTTATTTGCATCTCCTGAACAGACGAACGTTTCAGTTACTGTAGTATCACCTAATTCGTAGCCTGTACCAACTCTGTCAAATTTAATACCAACAGTGTTTTTTCTAATTGTGTCATTACCCATTACAACTGATACAGTTGCAGTTGATGTCACGTACTGGCCGCCGCCAGTAATTGTAACTAGAGGAGGAGTAACATATCCAGAACCAGGATGAGTAACTAGAACTTTATATAGTTCACCGTTTCTAATATAGGCTTCTGCTTTAGCGCCGGCGCCGCTATCTCCTAGAGCAGTAGTAATTTGGACGTTAGGTCGTTGAGTGTACCCTGCACCTTTATTTCCAACTTCAATAGATTTAACATAATATTTGTAGTTGTCATTCCAAGACTTTCTAGGATACTCATCTAGCAATGTATTACCTAACTGCACAACTTCAAACTTTCCAGTAGAAGAGTTATAATAAGAAGGCAAATCAAAATCTGTCAAATATACAGATCCTTGGTCAACGTTATTATTATAGATAGATGTGTAAGATCTAATCTTTGTTCTATAAGGTTTTACTTCTTTAATATAATCTTCAAAGTATTGTTCATTTTCCAATTGATAAACAGATCTTTGATCTAAACTGCCTATGTTGTTTTTGACATTAATGAAAGAAGTTTTAAATGCCCAATCGAGCAACTTCTGTTCAGTTAGTGCATATTTGACTGCCTTAAAGAATAATAGATTCCAGTTGATTTTTAAATCTCTAACAAAGATATCGTCTTTAAGTGCTGTTAAAATATAGAATAGCTCTAGATCAGGAATTTGATCATACAGAGTTTCCTCTAATGTTGCAACATCATAGGCATAGTTACTGTCCGAGTAGTTCCAAATAGTGTCCAGAATTTGAACAGTTCCATTTTGTCTATAAATGATATCGTAAGACGTTGAAAAATCACCTATTTCAGTGTCGGTTAACTTTTCTAAAATAATGTAATTACCATCTCCGGCATTTTTAATTTTTACGTAATCACCAGGTACTGTGTCATTTAGTGTTGCTACTTCATATGTATCATTAACAACATATTTGTAATCTTTAAATCCGTCATAAGTAGACTTTACCCAATCAGCATATTTCCAGTACAATGGAGTATTATATGTTTGAGTTTTAATTCTTAACCATGTTTTGTACAAATAGTCGTAGATATGTTTTGTCCAGCGATTTCCGTATTCAGTGTTAACCTGTACAATCACTGTATGTGGTCTGACTACTACTACAGGACTTTCTTCAACGTAATTTGATCCAGGTGCAGTAACAACAGCATTAATTACTCGACCATTTACATCAATTTCTGTTTCAATAACTGCACCGATACCTGTTGTAGCGTTAACATTAACTTTTGGAGGTAATGCATATCCGAAGCCAGGATCTGTAACTACTGCACTAATTACTTTGCCGTTCAAAGTGAAACATTCAATGTATGCTTGTTTAAAAGTTGATGTATCGACCTCAGTTAACTCTTCTAGATCTTCAACAATTAAATCATACTCCCTATCTAATGCATCTGGAATTTCTTCCTTACGTTCTAAATTAGAAAAAGAATAATTACCTGTAATTCTACTGTCAATTAATACAGAATTAGCAAACTCAACAATATTTCTTAATGCTTGCAGTCTGTCTTTGAACAGAGTCTGTTGAGGTCTAATTCCAATTCCGTATTTGTTTCTATATGACAAATTGATGTCGGGTACTAGATTTCCTAATGCATCACGACCCAATAGACTGTCAAATAGTTTTTTATTCAACATTGTATTTGGCATACTTGATGCTGAACCTTCTTCTAACAACAACCATTCTGTATGTCTAGGGATAGAATTTTTTATTTCATCTGTAGAAATATTTGCATTAATATAATTTCCTATTAGCATAGGTTGAATATTTGCAAAAGCAACCGAGTCAGAAGATAAAATTTCAGCAAATTTCAAACCATTCGATACTGGATCCGCAATCAAACTCGAAACTTGATATGCACTGATTCTTCTATTTTTAGCATCAGGAATTAATACTTTATTCTTAACCCAGAAGAAAAAGACATTTTCAAATGAATTTGTTACAGTGTTCCAAACTTGCTTAACAGAAACAATACTGTTATCAGGATACTTAGGCTGACCACTGATACCATTAGTTAATCCTTCCGAAGTATCTGCTTGTGATGCCCATTCGGTAGGTAGTAAATTAGATTTGACCCATTCATAAACATCAATAGTTGCACCCGGGAATAGTTTACCCCAGTTATTTTTTCTAAAGATGTCATCGCCCTGTTCGTACCATACATACTTAGCGGTACTTAGATCCCACCACAATTCGCCAACGTGTTCGTCAATCCAGTTAGTTTCAGAATCGTTGATTGTACCAATAGTACCTATAGAATATGTTGCAGGATCGGAAGCAGACTTATATTTTAACTCTTGTTCGGCAATTCCTGCAATTTTTCCTTTTAAAGGATCAATTACATCTAAGTATTCAATTACTTCTTCATTTACAGAATCAATTAAAACAATTCTCTTTACAGTATCAATTTCAACTAGGTCTGGTTGCTCTCTCAGTAACGACCAGCTATTTTTTGTGTTGTCAATCTTATTGAACTGAAAGAATGTAGAGCCGTCTGCTTCAGATGCAGAAACATACCACGGGGCTCCTACATAAACTGCATCATTTGTTGCAACAACAGATGTTCCATAACGACTACCTTCAATAAAGTCAGCATCGTTTAATTCTTCAGCCTGAATAAAATAATCACCCAGGTTGTTATAAACATAGACTGCACCAGCATCTGAAATAGGAGATATAAAACGTGTAGTTCCCTGGTCAAATGTAGTTTCACCAAATCGAGTTCCTTCATCAAATCCGTAAATCTTAGATCTATTTTTTCCTAAAGAACTAACTGTTAATACTGTTTCGTTCTTGCTCAATGAAATAGCCTGACCAAATTTAAGATCGTTAGTAAGAACAGGATTGTCAATAACTTGACGAAGTATATATGTACCTGTAGATGTTAAGTTAGTAGCCGTGTAAACTGCAACTTTACCAAAACCTTCACCGATCAGTTTTGTATTAACTGACGAGATGAACATAAATTTGCCAGAAGCAGATACGTATACATCGTCGCCAAATATATCAGTTGTTCCAAACGGTGAAACAATAGTTTGCTTCCAGTTTAAACTATTGTCAAAAATTTGAACAATACCCGAAGTGGAAGATGTAGTGTAGCCAGGAGCACTGATAGCAATAAATTTGCCAGCATAATCTCCTGCAATCTTATGTCCCCATTGCATTTGAGAATTTTGTGTAATTCCTTCAGGTCTTAAAGATATGCCATCTTCTAAGTTAGAAGATAAGTGTTGTGTAATGCTAACAAGATTTGTTGCAGAAGTAGTTGTACTTAGGTAATAGGCATATACATGACCAGTTCCTGTATTGTTCACGCCATCCCCTGGAGCACTAACAAGAAGTGTTGAAGAACTAGTAGAAACAACTTGATTTAAGTATATAGAATGACCAAATCTAGCATAGCTAGAAGTTGAATAAGTTACTGTGTCGTTGTAGTTAGGTCTTACTAAAACTTTCTGTGTTATTTCTTCATTAACTAAAGGTCTCTTTGAACTAATCTTTACAAGACCTTCAGAAACAAAAGACTTTGCATATCCACTGCCTGTGCTGAATAATATAGCACTTGTACCAGTAGAACGTACATTTGTTGCTTCAGGAGCTCCTGTAAAAATTAATTCTTTACTGTTGTCATAATTTAAAGAATAACCAAATCCAGTAGATAAAGATACGTCACAGTATATTTTATCGTTACTGTTCATTATATATTCAAACTGCTTGTCTAATGTTAGTCTGTTCTTTTCTAATACCGAAACTCGGCCAGTACTGTCGTAACTAGGAAAATCCCATGTAGGAGCAGAAACGATAACCAACGGAATATCATCCGAAGCATAGATTGAGAAACCTAACTGCTGTGCAATAGGAGATGCAGATGAATTAATTCCTATACCTGTATCATAATTTTTTATCTTTTGATAGACTGCCCACTTGTCAGGTGCATTGTCAATCCATATTTTTTCACCTGTTTTAAGTTTACGTAGGTCAGGAACATTTTTTAATTCTTCAAAATTCTGATAACGAACATCATCAAATTTAAACAATGCGCCGAACGCTAATAAGTCATCATTAACAATAGTTGTTAAACCAGATGCAACAGTAAATTGATTTAGTTCTGGAATTTCAGTAACAATGTAGACACCATTCACTTGATCATTAAATTTAACAACTGAAACAATATCACCCACTGCAAGACTGTGATGTATGTCAGTAGTAAAGGTAATAGCGGTTGCTGGCGCACTTACATACACTCCAGAAACTTTTGCAGTTTGTCTAGAATATCTATAAACATCCCAGTCACCATTCTCTAAGAACCCCATCCAAATAGTGTCGCCTTCTTGAATAGAAGAATTGTTTGCAATGTCTAATAAACTATTTTTATTATATGCTGTAGATGTAACGTCATCTAATCTAACATATCCAACAGTGGTTAAATCAATATTTGTATCTTCATAGCCTGTGCTATTGTATACTTTAAATGTCTGTGCAGGATTGTATCCCGATGGAGAAATTAATAAATTTGTAGAAGATGTATAGTTAATTAAATTGCTGGCATTTGAAGGCATCTCAGAAATAAATTTAACAACATAAGGATTTTCAATTGCTGTACCTTCTTCTAGTTTAAATTCAATTTCTTTATATGTTTCAAATCCGCCAAAATGTCCTACTCTAAAAGCCCAATCTTCATTAAAAGAAACGTCACCTTTACGTGCAAAGGTTCCTGCTTTTACAATTTTATCAATTGCATTTCGAGTACCTTTTTCACGAATAAATCCTTGATAGAACTTATACTGTGCTGTAGCATTAGTAAAAATATTATTTAGATATGTACGAGGAGTATAACCAATTAAATGCTGTGCTAACTGTTGCTGTCCATAATCAAAGTTATCAATATCTAGGCTATAGAAATCTTCAAACTGATTAATCTTATAATCAAAGTTAGGTAACAGATCGGGTGTAGGTTTGTTAGATAGTTTAACCCATTTATTGAAATCAAAAGTTTCATCTCCGTTTACACGCACTGAAGATTCGTAATAGGCACCGTTGTATCTAACAACTTTTCCAGGAAGATAGATGCCAAATGATTTCCAGTCTGAGATTTCAACAGCATCGTAAATGAACCCGGGACTGAATAAATCACCATTCCAGTTTGCAGTTCTAAAACCGGTAATCTTAACTCTACGTTGACGATATCCAGATTCAATGTCATAGATAGTATCGTTGAAGATAGTAGTGTTATTAAACACAATTGCATGTTCTTTCTGAACAGAATTTAGTGTTGCAAAGAAAATACCTTCTTCTGTATTAAGTGTATTAATTGTACAAACACCATCTTGCCTACTAAGATTAAAATTACTAATAGGAAAAGATTTCCCATCTGCTTTTAACAAACTGTACTCGTAATTTCCTGAGGCAATATTATCTACAATAGAGTCTACAAATTTATATCTTAATGTGTTAGCAAAAGGACTTAGAGTAATTAAATTTCCATCGGCCCAGTTTTGTGTGGTCCAAAATAAGAATTCTTTTCCTGTAAATTGCCAGTCTAAAATTTCTTTTAGATCAGTACTGTATTGATCAAATAAGAATCCTTGTTTTTCTAAGTATGCTCCGTAACCTACAATTAAGTCATATACTTCTTGAATAGTGTTATACTCAGTCCCATAAGGAACTTCAGTTACTGCTGTTTCAAATTTTGTTGCCTGTTGTGCTGTTGCGCCCCCGGTCATAGGCAACGAAGACATCTGTTGAAAATAAGTTTCATCAAATGTACTGGTAGCAACATGTCCTATTTTAACTCGATAAAAACGACTATTGTATCGAACAATTTGTCCTTGCTTATAATATCGAGATGTGTTAGTTTCAACTGATGTAAGATCTGTTTCGCTTATTCCTGTGGTTCCATTATTAGTAACAGAAGTCCATTCTGTAAACGGAGAAGACACTCCGCCTACTGTAACTGCTCCCGAAGTTGCAGTCTTAATGGGTTTTAAAATTTCAAAATACGGATTACTTCTGTCATAGCCCTTGACAACAAATTTGCCATTTGACTTTTGAACAATGATTCCCGAGATATTAGCAGACTTAACAGGATTACTAATATTTAAAATAAATGCACAGTCTTCAGGGGGTAAAACTGCACCCTGGCTTGTTGACACAGGGTCAATACTGTCAATGATAATTTGCAATTTTTCTTTGCTTGCAAATCCGCCTAATTTGTGAAATAGGTTGAAATCTAAGTAAGAAAGATCTTGCTGAAACTTAGCTACATATCCTAAATCAGTTTGTTTTCCTTTTTCAATTATTAACGAACCAACTCCAGAAATTTGATAATCACCTTCAACTAATAATTTTTTAGGATTTAAGTATAAGTCGCCCGCATAGACTAATTGATTAGATTGATTAAATGTTGTTCTGCTGACATCATACATAGACGATGTATAGTTACAAGGTTCTAACAATGCCGCCATTGCATTAACTGCAAACGGCCAATAACTACTGCGATGCCAGGCGGTTTCTGCAGGATTGCGGTCGCCAAATGCCCATGTAAATTTTTTATCAGAGTAAGCATTCTCTGAAACTAAAAACTGATCAGGTGCTTTTAAATTACCACTGGTATCAACAGGGATGATTGTTAATAACTGCGAACGAGCATACTCTGTTTTGTATGTACCAGTTCCTCTTACATAACCATTCTTCAAATCGGTCCACATGAGTGTATTTGAAGAAGTATACGGCGCAGGCCCATACTCAATTGCCCACCAAGTAGGTTTAGTTGTAAATCCTAACATTTCCCATGGGTGGCTATGAGGGCGGTCTGTGTCATAGAAATATTGATATATTCCTCTCCAATATCCAGGAACAGTGTTAAAAAAGACAGAGTCTATGCTACCTTTATAATTCCAGGTAAACGAATTGTTTTCATCAAATGTAGAATTTGCAGAAACATCGACATTATACATTCCTGCCCAACGCATATAATCTTTTCTTAAAATTCTATTTGCATCATCTAACGTATACTTAGAATTTCTAAATGCACCGGGTATTGTAGATTTTACATCAAATATTTCAGTATTATAGATTACTTTAATGTTATTATAAACACGCTTTTCAAATTCAAGAATAATTTCATCTCGATAATCGCCATACGCCTGCATTACACTGCCGTCGTGACCCCTAATCATAGAAACATTGCCGCTAGTATAAGAAGTATCTATATATAATTCAGGTTCATATTTTGGATACAGTCCTAGCTTAGACGGTGTTGGTGGTACAAAACAACCCAGTGTATCGAGATAAGTTACAATCTTAATCACATCGTCTTTAACTAAAGAAGAAATTACAGTAACGGTACCGTCGATACTATCTATCTCGTAATCTTTTCCATAGATTAATTGTACATCGTTTAGATATATTAAAATAGATTTAAAACTTAGTATTGTTGGATCAAATTCTATCCCTAATGGATACACATAACTTGGAATAATTCCTACTGTATATTCTTTTACAGTGTTATCAGCACCATAAGGAAGCATATCTGATCTATAGTATGCAGACTTATTGTCTTTATGGTTGTTGATAAGTTTTAAAACATAGTCAAGCGCATCAGCAGGTGTTAGTTGACTGTCAACTGAAACTGACAATCTTAACAGATTCATCTTAAACTGATTATACTGTTCTGCACCAAATCGCAATGCATCTACGACATTGTGTTCTTTTTTACCCAAGAACATCATAGCAAATGCAATAGGATTAGAGTTAATAACTAATCTTGTTCCGTATTTTGTATAATCTGAAACATCTCTTAAATTGCTAGTTCCAGGAAATTTTCCCGTGAACTCAGCTGCAGACGAAACCATAGTTGACAAGTGGTCTTCCAACTCACTCAATGTCATGTCTGAAACATCGCTGTTTAGCGGATTGTTTGTTAAACTTAGAGGAGTTTCATAATAACCATTTTCGTTAGGTGTTTGTTCAGTAGTAATTTTTAATTGAACAACATCGTTAACCGAAAGAGTTCTATTAAATGTAACAGAAATATCACTGCCTGTATTAACTGTGGATGTAGTTTGTACATTGTTGATATAGGAAACAATTGATGAAGGTGTGCTATATGGTCTATCTAAAGAAGTTATAAAAATTGTATTGGTGTTTTCTTCAACTACCTGTGTTTCAATAATAGGTATTTGATATGACTCAGCATTTTTCCAAACATTAACCAATGATGTTGTTCCGTCTGCATTATTAGATTTAATATATCCAATACCAGTTTTAACAAAAGAACTTACATTATCTACAGTTGAAGAAATTACATCTGTCATGAAATAGTTACTAAACAGATAACTACCTATTCCTACACTATTTTGATATCGAAGTGCAAATCCTAGAACAGAATCAGGTGTACCTGTTCCTACAGCATAACCAAATAATTTACTTCCTGCAAAGTCATTTATATTTGCAGACTGTGTATAACTAACGCCGTCTGCGTCAAACAAGTCAAACAGGGGGGCTTGATTTAAAACTGTTCGTTGCTGAGATAATACCCACACTTGTTGGGATGTAGAATAGTAAAAACTCTTTCCTGAATTAACTATTCCGTAATTAACTGAGATAGAATTTAAGTCTTCAAGGGTATCTACTAATGTTAGATGTAAAACAGGAGATTCACTATTTGTATAAGCTACCTGATAAATTTTTCCTCTAACATTTTCATTTAAGTCAGCATTAAAGATAATCCGTTGCCCGTGTTCAAGCAATACGCCATCAATGTAGTAACCAAAAGACCCGTCTACTGTTTCAAATGCATTTTGTGTATCTGTATCAATTAAGTCAATATTTTGAATACCGGTTACACCAAAGTTATAAAGTTGCAGGTTAGGCTTAAATTCTACAATAGGTCTTTTTGCTTTAGCAGTTACTGGATATAATGCTGTTTGATTATTAATCTCAGCAGTAACTCTAATAACTTCTTTGTGCGTCCATCTATTGTAACGAGACCAAGGATTTAAATCTTGACTAGATTTATTGATTGTGATATATTCAGGAGTTATAGGAAGTTTTTTATCTCCATCAAACGGAAAATCATCAAACACTGTACTGTCAAAAGTTTCGTTATATCCTTGTGCTAGGGATTCGTTAACTTCTAACTTGTCAAAATCAACCAACTTGATTGCTTCGCCGACGCCTTCAACAATATATTCCTTACCTTGAATAATAGTTCCTGTTGTGCCAACTGTGGAAGTAGAGAATACCAACTTCATACCATTAGACACACTATAACCATTATCCATTAGATAATTAGGTTGACCTAACATTGATACTACTAGATTAGTTCCAGTATTATCAATTAAAATAGGTTCTGGTCCTGTAGGTAACCAGTAATATTCACTGTAATTAACTAACTTGTCCCAATCTATTAACGGATCGTAAGAATAAAAATTAGATCTAAAAAGTCTGTCTAAGTCTTCAGTACGGCCACCCTGAATAGAAAGTTCGTTAATAATATCATCATACCCAATGACATCGGTAATATTAGAAATAGAATCTCTTAAAACTAATGCAGGTTCTAACTGATAATTTTTACGAAGAGGCAAATCTTCTTTTAGATAAACATCATTTGCCGGATCATAGTTAGGAGTAACTTTAGACCCTATAAATCCATCAATCCTCTCTAACTGTGGAGTTTGAATTAATTGATCAATAGTACTAGATAAAAATTTATCGTTCTTATTTGATCTTAAGTATTCCGGTAATAAATTTACTGATTTTTTATCCGCCATTTCATGTTCCGCTAGTTGTTACGATTGAAGATGATGCTTTCAATTGTGATGCTGTGATGCCGTCGATAATTTCAATGTCATTAATAGTTACGCCGCTGATAAAAATTTCATCAGACTGACATGCAACTTCGTATAGACTTCCAAAACTAGTATCATTTTTTGGTACAATTACAAAGTTACTAATATCAGGTGTCAAGCTGTTCATGACATACGCAGACAATTCACTAAAATAAAACGTTTGACCAAATTCCCAGTTTTCTAAAGCAAAAAATTCATTGATTGCTGTTAATATTCTTGTTTTAATATCATTGTCTGTAGTTGCTTTATTAGAATTCTTAACAGCTTTAAAAACTGCCCGTAAATTAGAATCTGCTTTACTACCAAACAATACTTTATATTTTACAGGGTGAAAAATAATTTCATCGCTGATTGCCTTAATAGGTTCTAATTTTTCTCTATAATTTTGTTCTAGACTTTGACTTGTAGGAGCAAACGGTTCTCTAGTTGTGTTTCCTGCAATCCAACTTCTAAACTCATTATCATATGACAATGTTAAAACATACACGTCAATTAAATTTGTCTTGCTAGGATCAATTCTTTTTTCATCACCGCTATTATGTACATACTGGAATTTTAAATCAGAGCGGCCAACTCTTCCATAGTATTCGTCTGTGAATAAAAGAGAGTTAGTCCCCGAAGACCAGTACTTAACTACATCTTCGTCTGGTGAATAGAAATAAAACAAATCGCCGTTTTCAATAGGTTGGTTTAATTGTAACTGATTATATTTGTAAGTATTCCAACTTGTTTCAGATTCGATTGAATCTCTAATATCAGTTGACAGATTGTATCTTAGCCCGTCTGCTTGTTTTTTAAAATAGATATAATTATCGCCAACAAGTTTTGTAAATGCTTCCGGATCTGCTATATAACCAGTATTATTATAATCATAAAAACTAACACGAACTTTTTTAGGATCGACATAACCGTCTGACTCTATAACAGCTCCGTCAATTTGCCATGAGTAATCTAAACCTAACTGTCCCGAAATGTTAGAACTTTGACTCCAAATTCCAGATTCATTTTTAAAGATTTTATTAGTTGCAGTGTTTAGATAAAAGTCGCCCGAACTACCTATTGATGATGTAGGATTGGATCCGCCACCGTACCACGTAACTGATTCAACGGGTTGAGTATTAACTGACAACACATCAATTTTATCTTTAATAACAGTATTAGATACAAAATCGTAGTTAACTGACGTATCGTCTATGAAAAACCCTGTTTCATTTTCACTTTCAAAAATGTGATTTAATGTTCTAAACTTAACTCTATATTTCTTTCCTGTCCAAATAAATGCAATAATCCAGCTAGAGTCTAATCCTAGATCTTCGACATTATTTTGTGTTGCAAGATTAAATGCATTCGTTGTATTCAAATTTGAATTTAAGATGATGCTCCAGGTTCTTGAACCTGCATCAATAGTTAGACCAAAATTTCTCTGCGTCATGCAAATGTTTGCAATTTCATTTTCGATAGAAAAACTTAAAATACTACTGTATTTCGGAAGAACTTCAACAGGTATAGCACTCAAGGCCACTGTTCCGTTTCCAGGAACCCGTGTTGAGAAAATAACAGGACCTGTTCCGTCATCCAGTGTGCCCGATCCTGAATTAGCACCATCACCTATAACTTGACTAACTCCTGCCCAGAAATAAGTTTTTCCATTTGTAGGAATTACATTGTTAGCAGGAATAGATTTTAAATTATTGTTTTCGTCAAAGTATTTTTCAGATGGTGCAACAAATTTTACAGATGCTCCTGCTTCAACATATTTTAAATTGCTGTCTGAATACAAACCAACAGACTGAGGGCCAGATGAATTTTTAAAATAACCTCTGCTTTGTCCAGGTGTTTTATTAACTTCAACCCATGTCAAACTTAGAGAAGTTATACTTGCTCTTTCATAGTTGTCAAAGTAAAAAGATCTTAAATTAGGTTGTGCAACAATAGGTGCTAACTGATTTTTAATAACCGATAGCACTTGATTTCTACTAGAAAACTCAAATTCAAAAAATTCTTCTTTTAGTTCTTTATATAATAAACCGTCAGTGGCAAAAATATTTGTATTACTATAACGTCCGCTAACATCTGCAATATCAAAATATTTGCTTAGTCCACTTGAAATTCTATTGATACTCTTAACTTTAAGAATATCAGATCCTGCGGTTAAAGGCCCGATGTTATAATCTTCGCCTGTGATCATTCTATTTTGAAGATAGTATGCTTGAGGCGCCTTTGTTTGTATGCTAGAATTTGACTCTGGTCCGGCACTATTTGTAACAGTGTACTGCAAACTCATAGTAACTTGCAGAGTATGGCTTTGACCCGAAGCACTAACATAAGGAATTGAAATAACAACTCCGCTCATTTGCTCAGGTTTAACAACATAATTAAGACCGTTACTCTGTCTATAAAATAGTCTAAAGTCACCCTTGGGTAAGTCTCCGAATACTCCGTCGGCAAAGTTTAAATCAATCTGATCTTCATCTCTTGTAGATATAGCGTATATAGTTCTTAGATCTTGATTCAAACTGTTATAAACAACATTGTTGCCTATTAAGCTAGGAACACCAGTCCATAATGTATCAAATCCACCATTCTTATCTAATTGCCATAACCAAACATCAGTGTTGTTAATGTCGGGTGTATTGACTCCTACAATTTCGTTAGGAACAGGATTATCAAGGCCGAATTTAGCCATGCTTAGTGTACCTTGACGGAAGTGAGCAAAGAATCCTGTGTTTACACTGGATGATCCTTGATTATCATTTTTATAAATGATGCTAAAGGCACCTGCTGGTTCCGGAGCTTCTTCATAGATGTATGTTTTTCGCGAGAATGTACAGGGTACAATCTCGAAACTCATAGGCGTGCCGTTGATGTTTTTGCTAAAATTATAGATAGGAACATCTGTGTTTGCACTATTGATACGATACTGTTCTGTGCTAATACCGCTGATTGTATCTCTATCTGCTGGATTTCCAAAATTAGAAGTCATAGCAGAGTTCATAATATTAATGAACTGCTGGTACCAGTCTGGGTTAGTAGGATCGTTCCAACCTATTGTAGTGTTTGCTAAATTTGTACCGTTAGAATCATAAACATTGTCGGATGTTTGTACCGCAGTTACTTTTAAGAAGCCGTTAGCAGGCATATTTCTTGCAGGATTATAACTAACCAATTGAGCTAAACGTAGAATACTATCTCGGCGCTGTGCAGTTTCTAAGAAGTTTTCACGAGCATTTAAATCAATGCGGAAACTTAGATTCTGACCTAGATAAGCAATGAGATCGATAAGAGCAACGTACTCACTGCTGTCAATAAAATCGTTAAATTCTTCAGGATAATTTTCCTGAAGATAAGAAATCATAGTGCGGCGGAGTGTTTCAAAATCGTAACTTTTGAAGTCAGCGTTTCTGAAAGACTGGTAGATTTTTTTCCAATCTTCACTTACTAATATTTTTGAATTTGTTGCTGGAATCATGATTTTTACTATTCGATACCGTATTTATTTGAAAAATTATCAGGGTATATTATTGTGCTGTTAGCCCTAGCTTCTGATCAAACACTAACTTCATCGTAGTTGATTCGTCTGTGTTCCTCATGGCTAAAGTAATTTCAACAAGATACCCCTGCTCATATTCACTGATATCTATCTGAATTGGATAAGCTCTAGGATCAAAGCTACAGATAGCCTCTATGTCTTGTTGTAATAGTTCTCTGACGTGTTCGGTTAACGGTTCCATTATTAAGTCCCAGACAATGGTTCCGAACGTAGGATTCATAACCCTACTTCCTTTACGTGTGTTAAAATGATTTAAGATGTCTTGTTTGATTAAATCAAAGTCGTACAACTTAGATCCGTAGTTTGTAGAATCTACCGTACTGAAGCCGCGATAAAACTGACTTAGTCGGTTAGTATGCTGACTATTGTAATTAGAAACGTTAATTTCAAGGTTCTTGTAAGGCATACTATATTTATTAGCCGCCAGAACCAGTCTTTATAGGGTTCCCAGAACCATCAGTTACAATGCCGCCTGTGCCAGATTGTACAGTTGCTCCTTGCAATTGCCCTAAGAAACACTCGTAATAACCCTTCTTTTTAGCTTTAATATCGGCTGTGTTAAATCCAACAGACTTACAGGCAGCTTCAAAATAGTTAGGATCTGTTTGTGCAACTTTGCATCTGTCAAGCATATACTTGACACTGACTTCGGCTGCTATAGCAGGATTAGAAAGCAAGGACGGATTGCCTAAAAGATCCTGTCCTACCATAGTTCCGTATTTAGAATAGTTTGCTCGACCAGTTAATTGAATGTAGCCGCGTCCAATATATTTTCCGCCGTCGCCGGCTTGTGTATTGCCTAGACCTTTACCTTTGGCAGTTGTATAACCGTATAGAAACTCAGGTAAACTATTATTAGGATTGCCTGCATATTGTTGAGCAAGAGCTTTATCGCCTTTAAACACACTAGGGAATACTTGTAACAATCTATCTGCTGAATAATTAAACCCTTCATTAACTAACTTCCATCGACATTCACCGCCTGCGATACCTAACAAAGATGCTACTGCATACGGACTTGTTAAACCATATTTTGCGCAGGCTGCTTTAAGAGCTGCAATACCCGGAGCCGAAGAACTAGCATTGATATCTTTAGCATACTCTGGACTACATGTTCCTGCTACTACTTCTTCTTGGTTTGCAGGCTCTTGACTTCCTGTGGCAGGATTTGGTGCTACACCGCCTGCACTCCTGTCTGCAAGAGTTGCATCAGTTGCCGCAGGTGTAAATTTAGAAGGGTTAATATTTTCGTGCTGATCCCACGGCTCATGTGTAGGAACTCGTTGCATAATACTCTTAATGCTATTCCCCTTATAGAATACACTATTTGCCCAACCAGCGGCGGCACTTCTATTAGGTAATGTAAACAATGGTAGGTCTGGTGGTGTTTCTGCAGTATCTGCAGGTGTAGGTGCGGCGGCGGATGGACCGTTTAAGTGAATTGCCGAACCGGATGCTATAATATTTCCATTAGCTCCCAGGTTTAATTGCCCCGCTGTGCCTATGCTAATAGTGCCCTCTGCCCCAAAATTTATTGTTGCACCTGCACTGGATTTAATATCGTTTGCTACATTAAGATTGTAAGAATTTGCAATGCTTACTTTTGTAAGACCGCCAATAGTTTCATCGTGGGTACCTCTAACAGATATCTTTTGATCTTGATCAACTGTTAGATAATTGTATCCTGTGATATTAGTTTCCATGTTCTTGCCGGCACGCACATGAATATTACGACCTGCTTCTATGTTAATATCACGGTCGGCTCGGAAGTTAAAATCTTGTTCACTGTGAATGCTAACGCTGTCTGCTGCATATATATCAATCTTACCATTGCTGGTCATTTCAATCCATGCTGTACCTTTACTATTAGCAATGTAGATTAGGTCTTGACTGTTGTGCATCAAGATTTGATGTCCAGTTCTTGTACGCAATCTAACTAATTCATTTTGTCCATTAACATCCCCGTCATCCATAACAAAGGTAGTTCCTCCGAGTCTGCTTACAGGTGCTTGAGCATTACCTTCATAACCAATTCTACCTCGACGGGCTCCGGGACTATCATCTAATGGACCAGGTGTGCTAATGCCAAATACTCCGCTAGGTACTTCTCGGCGAGCACTACTCGACGTAACACCGCGAATTGTATCTAGCAATAATCCTTGTTGTAATAACCTATCGGCAAAAGGATGCACAGGTTTTGCAAAACGATCAGGATTAGGGTTTTCTAATTTTTTAGAACTCTTGTGAAACTCTGCAACTGGCAGATAATCAGTTCCGTACTTTCTTCTTTGTTCATCTGTTAGTGCAGTTTGCTTTGTGGCTGCAATTCCCGGAGTCATGTGATTCTGGAATATGTCTTGTACGCATCCAAAAAAGTAACCTTGATTAGGGTCTCCGTCTATGAACAGGACCATAACTGTTGTTCCAACATCCGGCGGAACCATCCACATTCCGTAACTTTTTTGTACATCATTAAAGTCACTGCTGTTAGTACCTTCGTATCTAATAGATGTTGTTCCTGCAAAGGGACTTAGATATCTAACTACATAAGTTTCGCCCTTTTCTTTAGTGGAACTGGGCATGCCTTTTAAAAGTGCAACTTCAAGACAGCCCATGTATGTAGGGTCAAGGTGGTTTGTTACTTCTGCTAGGAAAGGACCTGGGGAAGGCAACGGTGACCGCGATCTGGTTTCAAAAGACGCCATATTCTTATCCCAATGTATTCCTATTAATTAATTTGTCTAACGGACTGTTGCCAGCTGAAATACTGCCAAATTTACTTGTAACGGAATCAACTAGTCCTTGACCCGGAACTAACGATTGTCCAGTAACATTTGCAATCTGTGATCTTGCAGTTAAGACTTTGTCAGCTGATATATTTGTATCAATGCTATTTAATCTTCCTGTGAACCCAGACAAAGGATTATACTGTGCAGCAAATTCTTTGACAGCAGATAAATTCGGACTAGGTGCAACTGAGTATGGAGACGTTGCAGGCAAATTAGAAATTTTTGCAGATGGAATATAATCTAATACAACACCAGAATCAACTGCTTGACTTAGATTAACATCGGCAGGAGCTTTACTGATCATGTTTTTAACTTGATCGAGAGACTTACTGGATAGATTTGGACTCAGTCCAGATAATGCAGATGCGCTCAATCCCAGTGCTGCGCCCAGGGCCGCAGGATCAGCAGGTGTTCCGGATAATGATTTTACCTTGTCTCCTATGCCAGACGCATATTCTCCAGCTTTCTTTCCTAGTCCAACTACGGTGTCTACTGCATTTGTTCCTAGAGATTTTAATGTACCTAAAGAATCTGAAATACTGCCAACTGGAAGTGCAGCTGAATTAATGGTATTCCCATATTGTATATCTTGAGCAGTCGGATCAACGGGTAAAGAAGATACTTTAGGAATAGAAACTGTTGCTCCTTCTCCTATACCAGAACCTTGATTTGATTTTTTTAATAACGAAGCAATTGCAGTTCCTGCGGCTGCTCCTGCTAGAACCCCTACAGCACGTTTAATAGGAACATTACCAGTTACCACATTTGCAGCAACCGCTAACATAGCAGCCGTTCCTAAATTATTTTGACCCAGTGCAGTTAATCCAGATGAATTTAATCTAACATTTGACAACATATCTGTAGGCAATGGACTTCCTATAATAGAATTTCCTCTGCTAACTAAGCCCATTGTTTGATTTAACAAGTTAGGTGAAGCTCCACTAAGTCCGCCTGGTGAATTTGTAAAGTTGCTTGGCTGGTTAGGTAATCCCGGAGAAGGAATTCCCCTGTCTAGTTGTTCATACAAATTCGTATCTAGTCGTTGAGAAGGCGACCTTGCAGTCGAAGTATCTTCTTTAACTCCGTCTTCTGGATCAGGTGTTGATGTTAGATACACTGAAGGATCAGTTGCCTTCACGCTGTAATCTAAAACTTGCCCAGGAACTCTAATTACGTTTAATCTCTGTTTAAATGCACCTTCTTTAAAAGTATGAGTAGCTTGAGTTACCATGTATACTCCGCTGAACGGAATTCTATTTGCATCAAAAAACATCATACCGCCTTGTTCAAAAGGCATTATGTCAATAGGATTTCTAAAGTTGATAGTAATCATCAACTGTCCCTGATTAAACGCTGCTTCTCCACCCTTTAACGAACCGTTGCCTACAGGAGCAGGATTGTAACTACCCATGCCTCCTGTAACAAGATAGAACGGATCTCCTAGAATTTCTAATTCTCCGGTTAACATACTAGCCTGACTGTTTACCACGGCGTTGTGCATGTTTCTTGCTAATATACTATAAGGATCATCTAATGGCTGACTAGCATTGCCTCCGTAAGATTGTAACTGTGTAGTGACAACTTTTTTAGGATGCATCGGAACTTGAAGTTTTGAAGCATCTTCATTGCTAGGACTAGCCTGACTGGTTTTTACATTATTGTCATTGCCGGCTGCTGTTTTTGCTTCAACTGAATCTTTATTTCCCATTGCTGCTGGAACAGCTTCAAAAAATAACGTATTAAAATTCAACTTAAATGATATAACATCTACATTTTGTCCTGTGTAGATATAGTTGTATTCTCGACGGCTTAATTTTTTTAATTCCTTTTCTTCAATAAAGTTATCAGATAAGTTTGGAATCTTTGTATAATGAACTTTATAAGGAGCAACAATATAATTAATTTTTTGAACAGGTTTCTTTGTTTCAGTGTTTATTACATCTGTATTTTCTACTTCGATACGTACTGTAAAATATTCAATCATTCCGTACGAATCAATATGTTTTTTGATATCTTTTAAGATATTTCTAGTATATTCACTGTCTCGTATAACTGCGGTAATAACTTCGTGAATGTTCATTCCTTCTCCAAACTGAACAACGGTCTTAGAAGGATTGTATTTTATACTTTCAGGTTTTTTAGCCTGCTCTTGTGCTGTGGGCTGTTTGCTACCATTAGTTTTATACGCATTTGGTTTATCAGTAGAGCTAGGATCTGTTAGACCATATAACGCATTGTCTTTCATTAGTTCTACTAATTTTTCTTTAGAGATCTTATTGTCAGTATCGTATGCCCAGCCTTTGACTTCGTCCCATACTGGAAATTTAATTGAATAAAAATCAACTTGAGTTGCATTTCCATCTTTACGAGAATCTTTATGTTCTTTCAATGTCTGATCATTGATACTTTTCATGAAGTTTTCAAGAATTTCTTTTACAGTCTGACCTTCCATCTTAATGGGTTTTTTAACTGTGTTAGGTTGGCCAAATGCTCGTTCATTGTACGGAACTGCGTCAACTCTATAGCGTGTTCCTTTTTCAGAAACATCCACTTCAATGTTGGTAAGACCTATGGGGAAATATCTTTCAGCGTTAGGAATTTTAATCGGATCTTTGAATTCATCAGTATCGTCATCTGGGTATCCCCAAAATTCAATTTTTAAAACAAACGATGCTTGTAGATAGCTAGGATATCCTGCCGCCAGAGCTGCAACATATAGAGCTTCAATAAACCCATTCATGCTATATGGCTCAACAACATCAAATTTTATTTTAGTAGGTAGACTTAGATTAGATTCTTTACTAAACGACATTACTGATTCTATTTCTACATTGTCCATAAAGAAATCAAATCGTCCTGGACTTTCAGAATTAAATTTATCTAAGAATTCAGCTGCATAATTTCTATTAACATATCCGCTGCCTCTTCCTCCGCCAGCAGTAGTACTAGGTGTTGTTATACCCGAAGTTAAAAAAGAAGAAGTTAATGCAATGCCGTCTGTTCCTTTACCGCCAGATTTTAAAATTACAAGATCTAATTCACTTTCTCTAAGTTTTTTAGGATCTTTAAGATATTCTTTGTTTAAACCTGCAAGAGTAAAGTTATAGGTTACAGACCTAAATCCATTCAATACATTTTTTTCGCCAGTTTGTTCTACAAGCTGAGAGGCTTCTTTTTGAAACTTAGACTCACCTGTGTCAGATTTGTTTTCTTTTTTGTTTGTTTTATTTTCTACCTCAGGAGAAGACCCGCTACCTGTTGCAACCATAATATCGTAACCAGAAAACTCTCCCATATTATATTCCTAATACTTTTTTAATAGTAGTCATTTTAGGAAGATAGATTTTTGTTCCGGCTTTCATATCATATATTGGATCTTTTAATTTATTTTTGTTTCTAATTGAAAATACCCACCACAATCTAGCGTCCTGGTAAAGATCATATGCAAGTAGGTCAGGACGATTCTCATATGTATTTGTAATTTCAAAAAGAATGTCGTCTTTTTCATTAGGAAGATCCCTGAGACTCATAACATCCAAGTAACCGTTTACAATCTCAGTTCTAAAATATGGACTTTCTTTACTATACGCCATTATAGATATCCTCGTTTATTAAAGCCATTGTTATTACTTAGATAATCAGTGACATTAAATCGTTGCATTTCGTTTCTGCTGTACATAGGCAAGCATGTTATGCTTATAGTTGACATAATAGGAACCGAAGTTGTTCCATATACACTATTTTCAGGCATAGTAAAATAGTCAACCGTATCAGGAAGCTCTACTCTAAAATTAGTAATTGCTACAGGAACATTATTAAACATCCATTCTCCATGAGCAAACAATCTACATACCGGTGGCGGAGCTCCGCTATCAAAGTCTCCGGACCTTGCTCCCCCAGATCTCATTTTAGTCAATGCCTTTAATAAATGAACTGTTGCAATATACATTGCCGCATCATCAGAATTTGAAACAGAAAACTTTCCTGCAATAGAGATACTTCCTATTGACGACTTTTGATAAAAATTTATAGGAAAATTAGCATGAAGTGGTGTTTGAGAAGTGTATTCTGCTTTGTACTCTACATTAATTGAAGGTGTGTAGGGGAAAATTATACCGTGTAAGTTTGAAACGCCCATCTCATTATTAAGACCTATAGTCTTATTAGTAAGATAGATCGGGGGAACTTTAATTCTAACTCTTAGATCTTTTCCTAATTTGTTACCATTAACATCTACTATATTAGTTATAACTTTAGGATCAGCAGGTTTGATAGCTCCCGGGGACACTCTGGAAACTATTCGTTTGCCGAAGCCAGCAGACAATGAACCAAACTGATCGGTGGCGGACAATGAACCAAACTGATCGGTGGCGGCTTGTTGGGTATTTCCTATAATTGATGGAAGGTTAAATGACATTTGTATTTTTCCTATGTATGGTATTTACCAATAAATAAAACACTCTTATAATGGTTGACATTGCCGTTTCGTACCTGCTACAATGTCTTATCAAGGATTCATAAAAATAATGACAACAACATTGACCCCTAACGGAAAAAAGGTAAAATACTTAAACAACAGAGACTTATTATCAGAAATACATAGAAGTAAGTGTTCGTTTTCAAGTTTTACCAAAAAAGAATACAGTCAACACGATATAATTCTATCAAATTTAGATAAAATTAACATACGGACTGTTGCAGATGCAAAGAGGAATAAGGCAAAGCGAATGGGACTAGAAGCATTTACGGCTGCTCGTCTATCAGGTGATAAAAAAATTAAACTAGCAGAGTGTACTCCAGACTACACAACTATTGCTAAAACTGATTTAGTGTTTCGAATTATGACATTTGAACACATTCCCCTAGCACCGGGCCGCAAGAAGACTACTAAAACAACTGCGGACAGTCATGATAAAGTAAATTTTCCGCCATTTCAGCATTGGAAATTTAATGATGGCGGCGAATTAGAATGTGTGGGCAAAAGTCATTGGAAAGGTCCATTAGACACTGGTAGGTTTAGCAAAGATCACGGACGCATAACTGAAAACTTAGGCAAGATGTTTATCAAACTGAGTGAACGTTATGCTCAAAGATCTAATTGGCGTGGTTATACCTATGTTGAAGAAATGCGTGGACAAGCTATTTTACAATTAAGTCAAATTGGTCTACAGTTTGATGAAAGTAAATCAGAAAACCCATTCGCTTATTATACAGCCGCAGTGACCAACAGCTTTACTCGAGTGCTTAATATTGAAAAGAAAAACCAAAATATCCGTGATGACATGTTAGAATCGCACGGATTGACTCCTAGTTTAACTAGACAAAATCAACAGGTGTACGCAGAAGAAACTGCTCGTCAGGCTGAATTGTATAAAAACTTTCGTATGCCAAAGAGTGAGGAAGATCCTATTGAAGGTGAATCTGAAGAAACTGATGTTTGACTTTGCTTGAACAAATCTATACACTGTTAGATAGGAGAACAACAATATGAACCTTTTTAAAAAAGTAGCCTGTTTTACTGACATACATTTTGGACTCAAGTCTAACAGTAGTACTCATTTACGAGATTGTGAAGAATTTGTAGATTGGTATATCGAAAACGCTAAAAAAGAAGGGTGCGATACTGGAATCTTTTTAGGAGACTGGTCACATAATCGAAATAGTCTCAACTTGATCACGCTGGATACCAGTATCCGATGCTTGGAAAAACTAGGAGCTGCTTTTGAGCAGTTCTTCTGGTTTCCGGGCAATCACGATTTGTTTTACAAAGATAAAAGAGATATCCATAGTAGTGCATTTGGAAAACACATTCCCGGAATGACCGTAATCGACGGCGTAACAACTATCGGCGATGTTACACTTGTGCCGTGGTTGGTAGGTGAAGAGTGGAAAACTATCAGTCAAGTTAAGAGCAAATACATGTTCGGACACTTTGAATTGCCCTTATTCTATATGAATGCTATGGTACAGATGCCTGATCATGGTGAATTGCAAGCTAGTCACTTCAAACATCAAGACTATGTGTTCAGCGGACACTTCCATAAGCGTCAACAGCGTGATAAAATTGTCTACATTGGTAATGCTTTTCCACATAACTTTGCAGATACAGGCGATGATGCCCGAGGTATGATGGTTATGGATTGGGGTGGGGAACCTAAATTCATCGACTGGCCTAACTGTCCTAAGTATCGTCATGTTAAACTAAGCGACTTAATTGACAAGAAGGACGATATCATGAAGGGCAAGATGCACCTTAAAGTCAGTCTTGACATCGATATCAGTTACGAAGAAGCAAACTTTATCAAAGAAACCTTTACTCAAGAGTATGACATCAGAGAAATCAGTCTTATTCAAGATAAAATTAACTTAGAAGGCAACATTGATGACAATCCGGACACTAAATTTGAAAGTGTGGACCAGATTGTATCAGAACAACTAGTTAATATTGAATCTGACCAATTCGATAAGGCAGTTTTACTAGACATTTATAATAATCTATGAGTTTTAAAATCCGTAATATCACCGTGAAAAATTTTCTATCAGTAGGAAATCAAACACAAGCCGTTGACTTTGACAAAGAACTTTTAACTTTAGTGCTGGGCTCTAATCACGATCTAGGTGGGGACGACACAGGATCTCGTAACGGCACAGGCAAGACCACCATTGTCAATGCATTGTCGTATGCATTATACGGTCAAGCACTGACCAACATCAAAAAAGAAAACCTGATCAACAAGACCAACGGCAAAGGCATGTTAGTTACTGTTGAGTTTGAAAAATCTAGTGTTAAGTATCGTATTGAGCGGGGCCGTAAGCCCAATGTACTGAAATTGTTCGTTAATGATCAAGAATTAAAGAGCAAAGACGAAGATGAAGCACAAGGTGACAGCCGTGAAACACAGAAAAGCATTGAACAGATGTTGGCAATGTCCCACACTATGTTCAAACACCTAGTTGCACTCAACACCTACACAGAACCCTTCTTGAGTATGAAGGCTGCTGAACAACGAGAAGTAATTGAACAGTTGTTGGGCATTACTCAACTGAGTGAAAAGGCAGAAGCACTAAAGCTATTGATCAAAGAAACTAAAGACAGCATCACCGCTGCACAGTTTAAGATTGAAGGTATTAAGAGTGCTAACGAAAATGTTCAAAAGAGCATCAACAGTTTGCAACTCAAGAGCAGTGCTTGGGAATCTAAGAAAGAAACTGAAATAGAAGGACTAGGTAAAGCCATTGTTAATCTAGAATCAGTTGATATAGATGCAGAACTAGCAGCTCATGTTGCATTAAAAGCATGGGATGAAGAGAATGCTCGCATTCGCAGTCTTAACAAACAACGTGCTACTCTAGAGTCAGCAGTGATTCAAGCGGAACGCACACTAAACAGATATACTAAAGAGATTAAATTACTCGATGATAAGAAGTGCCCTGCTTGCGAACAGGATCTACATGATCATAAGCATGATGAAATGCTGGCAACCGCTGCTAACAATTTATTAGATGCACAAACTTACTTTGATAAAGTAAGTGCTGACTATACCAAAATTGTAGAAGAAATAGGAACTGGTGAGCAACCACATAGACCCAACACCTATTACGATACAGAAGCAGAAGCACTAGGTCATAAAAACAATCTTGCCAGTTTAGAGCGCACATTAACACAGAAGATCGACGAAGCTAATCCTTATGAAGAGCAAATCGAAGATCTAAAGAACACTGCGATTCAAGAAATCAACTGGGATCAAGTGAACGCTCTTGCCAAAGTTAGAGATCATCAAGAATTCCTTTACAAACTGCTGACAAACAAGGACAGTTTTGTTCGTAAGAAGATTATCGATCAGAACTTAACCTACTTGAACAAGCGATTGACCTACTATATTGACAAACTAGGACTACCGCACAAGGTAGTATTCCTAAATGATCTTACTATTGAGATTACTCAGTTAGGTCAAGACCTAGACTTTGACAACTTATCTAGAGGTGAACGTAATCGTTTAATCCTGTCCATGAGCTTTGCATTCCGTGATGTATGGGAAGGTCTGTATCAGAATATTAACTTGTTGTTTGTTGACGAGCTTATGGATGCAGGGATGGATGCAGCAGGTGTCGAAGCAGGTCTTGCGGTTCTAAAAAAGATGGCACGGGAACGCAATAAGAATATATACTTGATAAGTCATAAAGATGAATTAGTAGGTCGTGTAAACAACGTCCTTAGAGTTATCAAAGAAAATGGATTTACCAGTTACTCAAACGATGTCGACTATGTTGAATGAAGAGATAAACAAGTATACAGAAATGTATTCTCAGCTGATTACTGAATTTGCAGGTCTGCATAACACACATATGTCGTTTGTAAAATACATTGGCAGAGAAACAGGATTTGCCACTAGAAAACACCTACATCAAATATGTGTTATTGCCAACGACATGAGAAGACAGGGTCAAAAGATCCGTAGAGAAAGCATTGCAGCTAAACGAACTGCAATAAAAGAAGCAAAAGCAGAAAAAGCCAGGCTCAAAGCTATACCAAAAAAGCGTGGGCGCAAAACAAAAGGAAATAAAAATGACAACAATCAATGAACAATTACAAGCACAGTTTGCAGAATTTCTAGCAGAGGATGCAAAATTTACAGGCGGCAATAGTGCAGCCGGAACTCGCAGTCGCAAGGCTCTTGGAGAGTTAAGTAAGCTAGTAAAAGCAAGACGCAATGAAATTACAGCAGAAAAGAACGCTCGCAAAGAAGCTAAGGCAGCAAAATAATTGAACAACTGGACTTATCAAGGTTCAGTAGTCGAAGAGCTACCCGAAGACTGTATAGGTTTTGTATATTGCATTACCAATACTGTCTCGGGTCGCAAATATATTGGCAAAAAATTAGCAAAATTTAGTAAAACGACCTACAAGACTGTAAAGTTAAAGAACGGCACAAAGAAAAAGAAAAAGATCCGCAGCAAAATTGCTTCGGATTGGCAAGAATATTACGGCTCCAGTGTTGAGCTGACAAAAGACATAGACACCTTGGGCAAACAAAACTTCTCCCGCGAAATATTATATTACTGCAAAAGTAAATCAGAAACATCTTACATTGAGGCCCGCGAACAATTCGACCGCAAAGTATTAGAATCCGACGAATACTATAACGGACACATACAAGTCCGTGTCCATGGCTCTCACATTAAAACAAAAATTTAAAATCATGACGAAGCTAAATTACTCTAAGACAAATAAAAGCGATACAGCGTTTTTAAATGATCCTTATTGGACTAAGCCGAAAACTGGATTTGACAAGACATGGCATACTCAAAGAGACAATCTCAAGCAACACCTAGGCATTCACAAAGAACATAACTGGGAAATCATCAACGAACCTACAGGTCCACACGCAGGTAAAGTGGTCTGTGATACTTGCAAAACTAAAAAAGGCAAAAGTATGTTTGTTTCATGGCTTCCTAAAGGTTACATATTACCTAACACCTAAGGTTGGCGGGCCAGTTTAATAATACCGCTGTGGAAAAACCGGGGAATAACCGGACACGTAACATATTGAGACACTCCCGTGGGTATATCCCACTAGCCTGAAAAATCGGCAGCGAGTCTGAGAGCGCGAACCCTAATGCTCGACGTATTGATATAGTATGAATGTTAGCATACGAAATCACCGGCTAAGAAAACTTAGACACTAGGAACGAGGTCTAAGACGCATTATGCGAGTCGATGTAGGTTGGGAAAGATCAGAGCCCATTAGCTTACGGTGAATAAAAATACCTACTTCCAATGTCTCGGCTGTGTGCAACTCACATGAAGACAAAAGATGGAACCGCAGCAAAACGGTTCCGTCTGACCGAAGCAATCTACATGAATTTAATTAGCTTCGCTTAAATAGTGCTTCAAGTAAGAGCGTAAGCGATTACGAAGAAGCAAATGAGCGTCAGCTCATTATAAATAAAAGAAATACTTTTTAGGATTTCCTTGATATGCGTATAAATGAGTTAATTGTTAAACAACAACTAGATGAATTAAGCCTAGCCGGGGCTCTAGGATCAGCAGCAAGAGGTACTGCAAATGTTGTAGGCGGTACTAGAGGTGCTATAGCAGGCGCTAAAGATGTGTTTAATCAACGAGCAGATCGAGTTGCTAATGTTGCTCAGAGACGTGTTCAACAAGCTGGAGGTTATAAAGCCCCACCAGCTCCTACGACTACTGTGGCACCTCCAGCTACTACAGCTCAAACTAATACAGCACCTGCTACCGGAACCACCGCTCCCGCTAATACAGCACCTGCTACAAATGCAGCTAGTCAAGGAAAAGTGGGCGAACCAGCAGGAACAACACCTGCCACTACAGCAAACACAGGAAAAGTAGGTGAACCTGCAGGTCGTCAAGCAATTGACAATGCAATTGCTACCATTAAGGCAGTTAGGGGTGATCGCAGACCTCAAGTAGTTGCATACGGAATACAACAATTAGGTACCGTAAAAGAATCTAACCTAATATTTCACAGCAATTTCTTAGGTAAAGATATTTAAAAGAACGGTAATTGCGTTTCTTTTGTCAATTCTAAGTTTCCTTCGATAATCTTATTCAGCAAATCTCGATCTTCGGGCGTTAACAAAAATGCTTCGGAGAACGAAAGTCCTCCTCTCATATACCAACTAAATCTAAAAAGTTCTTCTCTTAAGGCTTTTGTATCAACTTCATATTCGGTAACAAGTTTATTGATACCATCGGTATCAAGATACAAAAGCCTTATACGAAAAAAGTTGCAGGATCAAACACCAACGGCACATCAACTGTGTCTCCAGTAATTCCCTTTTCTCGCATTTCATCAGTAACTGTTACTGTGACTGGTTTTAATTCGTTGATGCTTTTTAACGCATCTAGATGCGTTTGAACGATATTAAAAATATCTTTATCGGCATTTTCAATAAATTCTTTAATGTGCTTGAGATTTTCAGTACTTCCATTAGAACTGTCAATTTTAAATATACTTTTTTCAACAACGCCAATAGTAACATCTGTTAGTTTACTGAAGCTTTCTTTAAACGCAGCAACTTTGTCAGCTTCATTCATTTCATTATTATTTGCAATTTGTAAAATCTTTTGAGTTTCAAATGTTTTTACTGCACTGTCACTGAGTTGTTTATATGTCATGGGGCGCACAAATATTGTTAAATCTTCATTAATGGGTACAATAGGATCCCATTTTATTTGATACATCAATGTGTCCATTACTTGTTTTAAGTCGACACTATACTCCATCTCTAAGTCGTCACCGAACGTAATGGGAGTTGTCATCTTTTCCCCGTAGGTTGCAAGTCTGATTGCAATTAAAATAACATCTAAATCAATACTGGGAATTGACCATGCGTTCTTTATGTTGGGCATACAATGCTGTACAACGTCCACAACCGCCTGACCGCTCATAATAGCATCGGGGATTTTAAGCATTAGTTCGTCTTTGGCAGTCATTGAGAACACAGGAAACTCACCTGTTTCAGTTTGCTCAAGACTTCCAGCAGGCCAGAATTCTCCTCCGCTGGGCAAGCGAATATATATTTTAGGCTGTCGCATAAATCCAGAAAGTGGATTTGCATGTATTTGTTGTGGATTTGAAACCATATGTGTCTCCGATAAATAAACTATGTGAAATAGATAAAGTATTTATCTACGCAGATAACCCCTAAAATACAATGGCAGACGTAACAGGATCAATTGGTAATGAATATGTAGAGCTGAATAACGCAGCTACCGAAGCAACCTTACGTCTACTACTTCAAGCAACATTAGCAACTACTAAAGCGCAAAAAGACGCTATTAAAGATCTAGCAACAAAAGCAGGGTTAGATCCAGCAGTCGTTGCTGCAATGAATACTAATGTTAAGCAATCAGCTGGAATATTTAGTACATTAGCTACAGTAGGCACTGCAACCGCAAATAAAATTAGAATTCTAGACAGTAGCATCAGTCCGTTGATTAAAAGTTTAACAGACGGATCTGCACAAGTTAGCAATGTATTTGGGGCATTTGAAGCAATGCCAGGGATTCTGGGAGTTGTAGCCACGGGCTTTAGACGACTAGCCGAGTTTCAAGAAAAGAATTTAGACATGTACCAGCAGGTGAGCACTGCTGGTGTTAACTTTGGTGGAAGTTTAACTACCCTTAGACAATCTGCATTAAACACCTACATGACATTAGATCAATTTACAAATCTAATGAAAACAAATGGCGAGACATTTTCAAAGTTGGGCGGGACTGCAAATGACGGAGCAAAAGCATTTGTTAAAGCAAGTAATAGTTTATTGTCGAGCGATGCTGGAACAAAATTAAGAGCGTTGGGTTTTACTACTGAAGAAGTTAATCAAGGGATGCTAAACTATCTTTCTATAACAGGAGGTAGGAGTAGAGCCGAGCTACAAGATACAGCAGCATTAACAAAAAGTACCACAGTGTATTTGCAAGAGCTAGATCAGTTGGCTGCAATTACAGGCAAGAGTAGAGAAGAACAACAGAAAAAAGTAAAAGCAGAAATGGAAGAAGCAGAATTCCAACTGTTTCTTGCCAGTAAGTCAAAACCAGAACGAGAATTAATTGAACAAAATGTCAAACGTGCTACTGTACTTTACGGTAAAGGCGGAGCTGATATTGCCAAAGCCAGTGCTATGGGAGTTGCGGTTCAAGGTGATGCTGGTAAACGATTAACAGCGACTAGTGCTAGTACCGCTGAAGCTATCCAAAGAGACCTAGCATTAAGAAGACAATTTGGAGCTCAAAGCAAAGAAGTATATGACAATGAAATTAAAGGCAGACAGTCAAACGCAAGAGATCTAGGAAGGCTAGCCGGGCCAGTAGGGTCGTTTAGTGGTGTATTGAAAGGCAATGAAGAAGCAGTTCTATTAGCTGCTCGTGATCGAGTTGCAGGAGAAAAAGAAGTAGCCGAACAATACTCAACGGCCGCAAGAGAACGAGCAGAACGAGAAGCATCGCAGGCTAAGGCCGCAGTTGAAGCACAAAAAGCTGTTCAAGAATTTGGACAAGCTATTAATAATCTATTAGGACCTATTGTTACATTGTTAACTCCTGTTATTAACGGACTGGCAACAGGAATATCTAAACTTGTTAAAGGATTCGATGCAATTACTTTTGGTTTTGGAGGAATTGCTTTAGCGGCAGGGGCAGCGGTATTGGCTTTGAGAAAGTTAGCGGCTACTAGCGCCGCAAGTGATGCTGGCGGCACCGGCGGAGGTGGTGCAGGTGGCGGAAAAGGGATCACCGGTTCACTGGTTAAAAAATTAGGAATTGCTGGAACTGTAATCGGAGGATTAATGCTAGCAGGTGAGTTAAGTGGTATAAACGATCAAGAAAAAGCAGGATCAATTTCAGCAGGTGATGCATCAACTCAACGTGGTGGAGCAATAGGAGAAGCCGCAGGAGGATTTACTGGAGCACTTGCCGGTGCTGCTGCTGGAGGATTAATGGGTGGTCCATTGGGTGCGTTAATAGGTGGATTGATCGGCGGCTTCGGTGGCGGAACTGCTGGAAGAATGGGCGGAGAAGCATTTGCAGGTCCAAAGGCAGCAGCTGGCGCAATAATTGAATCTCCTATGAATATTAAAGTTGGAGAAGAAGAACCTGAATTAATATCACCTATTCGGTACTTTAATAATTTGCAGTCCGAGCTATCGACGTTAAATAAGCAGACTGCTGACATGATTAGATACCTTAAAGAAACTGCTGAATACAGTAAACGTAATGTAGATGCAACTAAATCTCTAAGCGGCAACCTTTTTAGATAACAAATTATGAGCTGGAAAAAATACTTCACCCCTGTTAATGCTTCAGGAACCCTAAGTCCTATTAGTGGTGCTCGCGGCTCTGATATGTCCAATCCTACACATAGGAATTATTCGAGTTTCTTACCTGATGTTTATTCTGGACATCCAAATCGTTTAGAACGATACGGTCAGTATGATACTATGGATGCAGACAGCGAAGTTAATGCCGCCTTGGATATTTTAGCAGAATTCTGTACACAGCAAAACGAAGAAAATGGAACACCATTTCGTGTGTTCTTCAAAGAACAAGCAACATCGACTGAAGTAAAAGTTATTAGAAAACTCATGCAACAGTGGACTAAACTAAACAAATTTCAAACAAGAATGTTTAAGATTGTTCGCAACAGTTTCAAATACGGTGATGTTTTCTTCGTACGTGATCCGGAAACACAAGCATGGATGTATATCGATCCATCTAAAGTTGATAAGATTATTGTTAACGAATCAGAAGGCAAAAAGCCAGAACAATATATTATCCGTGACTTCAACCCAAACTTAGAAACACTGTCAACAACTGCTATTAGTCCTACTAACATTACAGGCGGCGGTACACATTATAATAACAATTCCGGAACAGGCATGAGTCGTGGAATGACTGGTAGTTTTCCTAATACTACTGGAGGAAGTCGATTTCAACAGAATGAAAATCAATATGCAATAGATGCAAACCATGTGATTCATATTAGCATGAGCGAAGGAATGGATAACAATCATCCATTTGGAAACAGTTTGTTAGAATCAATTTTTAAAGTTTACAAGCAGAAAGAATTGCTTGAAGATGCTATCATTATCTATCGTATTCAACGTGCTCCAGAACGCCGTGTATTCTATATTGACGTAGGTAATATGCCAAGCCACTTGGCTATGGGCTTTGTTGAGCGAGTTAAAAATGAAGTAAATCAAAGACGCATTCCAAGCGTTACTGGCGGAAGTCAAAGTGTTATTGATGCCGGATATAATCCTTTATCTATCAACGAAGATTACTTCTTTCCACAGACAGCTGAAGGTCGAGGCAGTAAAGTTGAAGTACTACCAGGCGGTACTAACCTAGGAGAGATTGATGATCTTAAATATTTTACTAATAAGTTGTTTAGGGCTTTACGCATTCCTAGCAGTTATCTACCTACTGGTTCCGACGACGGAGGATCTAACTTTAATGATGGTCGAGTTGGAACAGCCTATATACAAGAGTTACGATTTAACAAATACTGCGAACGACTACAAAGTTTAATGAATGAACATTTTGATACAGAATTTAAACTGTATCTGCATAACAAAGGCATCAATGTAGACAGTAATATATTTGAAGTTAAGTTCAACCCTCCACAAAACTTTGCTGCTTATCGTCAAACAGAAATGGATACTGCTCGTGTAACTACATACGGAGCAGTATCTGCAATCCCCCATTTAAGCAAGAGATTTGCTATGAAGAGATTCTTAGGTCTAACGGCAGAAGAGATGGCGGAAAACGAAACAATGTGGCGAGAAGAAAACGTAGACGAAGATACTGCACTACCTGCAAATGCTGAATTACGAGGAGTCGGTGTTACTGCAAATGGAATGAGTGCTGATATGAGTGCTATTTCTGGTGCAACAACACCTCCTCCTGAAGCAATGCCAGGCGAAGAAACAGCGCCCGCTCCTGGAACAACGCCACCGGCAGCATAAATATTGATATGATATTACGAGAGTTCATCTATTTTAATAAAGACCATGCAGAAATGGTAGACGATCTTCGATACAATTCGAAGAATGATACCTCAGTGCTGGGTGCCGGCGACTTGCGTAAAACAAGATTAACATTAAAAATGATTAATTCTTTACGTAAAGCAGGTGATGCAAGAGATCAAGAAAAGAAAGAAGAGTTGGCATTAGTGCGTAAAATGTATGCTGCACCTCCTCCCGATGCTGCTGCTCAGTAATACTACAAGATAATATTTTGCAACTAGAGTTAAATATTTTAGTAAAAATTGTTAAATCTCACTGAATTTTTCCTTTTTAGGTCAAGAACTGACGTTTTTAGGCCTATTTCGTGCACCTTTAATTAACCTTAGTTAAATAACAACACAAAGCCTTGCCGCGAAACTAATATAGGAGATAACCGCATGTCTAAGTTTGAACAACTATTAGACTTAATCGTCAATGAAGAAATGGATAAAGCTAACGAGCTATTCCATGAGATCGTTGTTGAAAAGTCAAGAGATATCTATGAGAATTTAATTGCTGAAGAAGCAGAAGAAAATGCCGACGTTGAAGAAGGTATGGACGACGATACCGACGTTGAAGAAGGTATGGACGACGATACCGACGTTGAAGAAGGTATGGACGACGATAATACTGATGAATCTGTTGATCTAGAAGACAGCTACAGCATGGAAGCAGATGATGAAGAAGGTATGCCAGGTGAAGAAGAAACTGGTGACTTTGGTGCAGACATCGGTGCTACCGACGACGAAATGGACGGAGCCAAAGGTGGTGGAGAAGACAGCGCAATTTTTGACATCAAGAATGCGATTGCTGATCTAGAAGCTGCATTTGCTGAACTTGAAGCATCCCAAGGTGGAGACATGGGCGGCGACGAGTTTGATGACGAAGGTGGAATGGACGACATGGGCGGAGAAGAAGAGCCTATGAAGATGGGATTCCAAGAAGGCCGTCGTATGACACGTGAGTACACTGAGAAAGTTGGAAACGACTGGGAAAAGAACAGCCAGAAAGCACAAGGTCAATACCTAGGTGCAGGTACTGGTGAGAAGGATGGCGCACCTGTTGAAGGTCGTAGCCCAATCAGTTCTGGTGCCGGCAAGCCAGTTGGTGGTAAGAATGTTGGCGCAGGCAATATTGTCCGCGGTGATACAGAAGGCCAAAGCAACACAGGCGATCGTCCAGCTAAAGTAAACAAAGGTATCAATCCTGAGTCAAGCGAAAAGTTTGCCAAAGGTATCCACAATGTTGACGGTGCAAAGAGTGGTGTTAAGACACTAAGCAACGTTAAAGGTGGCCACGGTGCTGAGAAGAAAGGTGCAGGTCCTGGACCAGTTGGTTCTGGAACAGGCGACAAAGCTGGTCAAACTAGCGTTCCTAGCATTAAGCAATTCTTAAAGCCGGCAAACTAATTAGAGAACCTGGATGAAACATTCTTATCTAAGAGAACACCTAAGTTTTGATCAGTCTGGCATCGTATTAGAGTCAGACGACAAGGACGGCAAGAACCTTCATTTAAAGGGTATTGCCATTCAAGGTGGTATTCGCAACGCTAATCAACGAGTTTACCCTGTAGACGAAATTGAACGTGCTGTGAAAACATTGAACGATCAGATTCAGAATGGTTATTCTGTCTTAGGTGAAGTAGACCACCCAGATGATTTAAAAGTGAATTTGGACCGTGTCAGCCACATGATAACCAACATGTGGATGGAAGGTCCTAACGGTTATGGCAAGTTTAAAATCTTGCCGACACCGATGGGCAACTTAATTCGTACAATGCTCGAAGCAGGTGTAAAACTTGGCGTCAGCTCTAGAGGCAGCGGAAACGTTGATGACATGAGCGGTAAAGTTTCCGACTTTGAAATCATTACCGTTGACATAGTTGCACAACCAAGCGCACCTGGTGCTTACCCTACGCCTGTGTACGAGCATTTAATGAATGCACGTGGCGGAATGAAGGCATTTAAAGTTGCACAAGAAGTAAAAGAAGATCCAAAGGCCCAGAAATATTTGCAAGAGTCTCTCATGCAAATTATTAAAGGTCTAAAATAAGCCCGAGGAGAAATAGATGTTGGACGCATTCAAACAATTGGTAGAGTCAGGTGTAATGTCAGAAGATGTAAAAGTCGCTGTCGAATCTGCCTTTGCTACAAAAATTCAAGAGAATCGCGACCAAGTGACCGCTGAACTTCGTGAAGAGTTTGCCCAGAAATACAATCATGACAAGAGTGTTATGGTTGAGGCAATCGACAAGATGTTAAGCGACAGACTGGCCGCAGAAATGGCTGAGTTGCACAATGACAAGAAAGCACTAGCTGAAGCAAAAGAAGCATATCGTTCACGTATTGCTGAAGATGCTAAGAAGTTAGAAAAATTTGTTATTGGTCAATTAGGCAGAGAGTTAGTTGAATTCCAGAGCGATCGTAAGACCGTTTCTGAGAACTTCAGTAAGTTAGAGCAATTTGTTGTACATGCTCTAGCAAAAGAAATCCAAGAATTTGCATCTGATAAAAAGGACCTAGCTGAAACGAAAGTTAAGTTAGTTCGTGAAGCTAAGAGCAAGTTTGATGATATCAAACAAGCATTTATTCAACGTTCCGCAAAAGTTGTCGAAGCAACTGTTACTAAGAAACTTACAAGTGAGATTACTCAGTTGAAAGAAGATATTGACAGCGCCCGCAGCAATGATTTTGGACGTAAAATTTATGAAGCGTTTGCGCAAGAGTTTGCAGGTTCCTACCTAAACGAAAAATCTGAAACAAGTAAATTGTTAAAGATTATTTCTAAGAAAGAACAAGAACTAGCAGAAGCAAAACAAACCGTAGCAGAAAAAAACAATCTAGTAGAATCTACGCAACGCGAAATTCGTGTTACAAAAGATCTAATGGAACGTAAAAATGTTATGGCTGAATTGCTATCGCCATTAAGTGGCGAAAAAAGAGTGGTAATGCAAGACTTGTTAGAATCTGTACAAACACAGAAACTGCATAATGCATTTGAGAAATACCTACCCGCAGTAATGGAAGGCGCAAAGAAAGTAGCACTTAAAAAAGCACTAACTGAAAGCTCAGAAGTAACTGGTAACCGTGAAAGCAAGCCAGTGGTAGGCTTAGATAACATATTAGATATCCGCAAGTTAGCGGGTCTATCGAAATAATTATATTCAAGGAGACAAATTAAATGTCACAATTATTAAATGAAAGATGGTCAGAGACCAAAGAAGCTCTGCTTGAAGGCCTAACCGGTAACCGTAAGTCTTCTATGGCAGTTTGCTTAGAGAATACTCGTCGTTATTTAGGTGAGTCTGCAACAGCAGGTGCTACAAGCACAGGTAACATTGCTACCCTGAACCGTGTTATTCTTCCAGTAATTCGTCGTGTTATGCCGACAGTTATTGCAAACGAAATCATCGGCGTTCAGCCAATGACAGGCCCAGTTGCACAGATCCATACTCTACGTGTCCGCTATGCAGACGGCGTTTCTGGTGGTGATGTTGTAACAGCAGGTGAAGAAGCACTAAGCCCATTCAAGATCGCTCAAGCGTATTCTGGTAATAATGCTTCTAACGGTGGTGCAGCAGTAACATCCGCCCTAGAAGGTACTCCAGGTAAGCGTATGAGCATTCAGATCTTGAAGAGCCCAGTTGAAGCTAAGTCTCGTAAACTAAGCGCTCGCTGGACTTTTGAAGCTGCTCAAGATGCACAAGCTCAACAAGGCATTGACATCGAAGCAGAAATCATGGCTGCTCTAGCACAAGAAATCACAGCTGAAATTGACCAAGAGATTCTAACAAGTCTACGTTCTTTGGCTAGTGTTGAAGAAACATATGACCAGGCTTTAGTTTCTGGTACAGCTACATTCGTCGGTGACGAGCACGCTGCACTAGCTATCCAGATCAACCGCGTAAGCAACTTGATTGCTCAGCGTACACGTCGTGGTAGCGCAAACTGGGCAGTTGTAAGCAACCAAGCTCTAACGATCCTACAAAGTGCTACAACTTCTGCTTTTGCTCGTACTACAGAAGGTACATTCGAAGCTCCGACAAACACTAAGTTCGTTGGTACATTGAACGGTGCTATGCGTGTTTATGTTGACGCATACAAGTCTGACACAGACGACAACAATCAGATCCTAGTTGGATACAAAGGTACAAGCGAAGCAGATGCTGCTGCGTTCTATTGCCCATACATTCCTCTAATGAGCTCTGGTGTTGTTCTTGACCCAGCAACATTTGAGCCAGTAGTTGGCTTCATGACACGTTACGGCTATGTTGAGTTGACAAACACAGCATCTAGCTTAGGTAACGCTGCTGACTACCTAGGTAAAGTTGCTATCACTAGCGCAAACGTAAGCTTCAAGTAATCCGTTACTTGGTCTTATAACCACAACAAACCCGCTTCGGCGGGTTTTTTGTTGACTATCCAATAAATAACATTGTTCGCCCTTACGGGTTTTATGCGGTACCATCCGCGTAGATCATAGAACGATCTTAACATAAGGAGAAATAAAATGGGACGTCCGATTAAAGAAAAGTTTTTTGGTAATACAAACAGCCCTTACTCTAACCAAGCACAAGGTGGAGTAACTGGCGTAGGTGGTGAAGGTGTTACAACTGTTGCACTAAACAACACAGGCACATTGTACACCACAAGTACAACACTAGGTGCAACATTTAGCGCACCTAATATTCCAGGCGGTGTTGCAGGAACTGCACAAGTTACAACAAACGCACTAGGAAATATTGCTTCTGTTACACTTGTATCAGCAGGTACAGGTTACACCAGCGCACCAACTCTAGCAGTCACTGGCGGAACAACTGGCACACTTGCAACATTTACCGTTGCATTAACTTCTAATAGACAAAATGCTATCAAAGGCGAAGCGTTTATCACAGGTGGATCTCAAAAGGCATTTGATATCAAGAAGCAAGAAGCTAGCAAGCGTTATCTAGTTCAAACCGCTGACGGTCAAGGTCAGTGCAAGTTAGTAACAACTGCTACACTAGCCGCAAAAGAAATGAATATTGTTGCTACTGACTGGAATGGCAGTACATACTGGGTTAGAAAACTAACTGCACGTAGAGCAGTTCTAGTTCAGTCTACTGCATCTGGTAGTTTCTTAATTACTAACGGTGCATCTACTGGATGGACATTAGGTTCTTCAACAGGAACTATTGTTACTATTGGCAACAACTAAACACTTAATATAGTGTTATCTAATAGGGGGTTTATGCCCCCTATTCTTTTATATGGTAAATAAGAGTATGACGTCAAATTGGGCCCTACCAACCAACATTATTCAATACTCAGAAGAAGGTGCAGAAGATGCACACATTCCTTGGCTTGAGGTTAATAACTTTAGCAGTTTAAAGAATTTAGATGGAAGATCAATTAAAACATCAAGAGACTTGTTGCATATTGCTAGAGATCCTAGACATAACATTAAAGAAAAAACTTATTTCTTAACAGTCACTGGATTTAATTTTATTGATGTTCCAGATATTATATTAGGGATTGAAGTAAAAGTAACTTCGAATAGATACGGTAGAATTACTGACGAGACAATACAACTAACACTAAACGATAATATAATTGGAGATAATCAAGCGTCTTTGGACCTGAATCCTATTAAAATTTACGGTGGGAAAGATAATCTATGGAACACAAATTTAACAACTGCCGGAATACTCAATACAACCTTTGGAGTAGTTTTACGTTTTCAAAGCCATCCTCGTTGGCCCCACAAGAGCGGCATGATGTTGGACTCTGTGGAAGTAAGAGTTTACTAAAAAAATAAATACATCTGAGGATCTATAAATGGCAATCAGCACAAACGTATTAAACTTACCAGGCAATTATATAATTAGGGCCGTCAATGGTACTGTTACTATTGACACTATTCGAACTAGAGTTACTCAGGTCTTGCAGGTCGACGGTGACACATTTTTAAATAGTGACACTACTATTGGTAATTCATCATCTGACACAATTGATACAGTTGGTCGATTTATTAACGACCTAATACCTCAAAGTTCCTATACAGTTAATATTGGAACATCAACAAATATTTGGAATTCAGCCCACGTAGGAAGATTTGTTCAGTATGGTACTGGATCTGCGTATCTAAATATTATCAATAATACTGAAAACGTTTGGAATCCTTATACTGATTTTGGTCCAGCAGGTAGACCTTACGATCCTGGAAATATATACGGAACTGAAGAACAACGCCGACAAGGTGCAGTGTATGTAGCCGGTGGTGTTGGTATTGAAAAAGATTTAAACGTCGGAGGTTTTATTTATGGACGAGTTGAAACAGCCGTTACAACTACCTTTGTTACATTTACTGCAACAAATGCTGATATCGAATTTAATATAGGATTTGTATTACAAGACACTCCAGAAGATTATCAAAGTCCTACATATATTGACTTAGAAGGAATTGTCGACGGTTTAACATACAATCCGTCATTGGGTAGAATTAGAACTGATCGCGCATTAATTGCAGAAGGTGATCAATCAACTAGCACAACAACCGGAGCGTTGATTGTTCAAGGTGGTGTTGGTATTGCTAAAAACGCATACGTTGGTGGAATACTAACCGCCACTGATGTGATGCCTAAAGAAAACGAGACAGGCCAAATTGGTTCTACTGATACGCAGTGGGCAGAAGCTTACATTCAGGATATCTTTACTCGAGTAATTGCATCTACTACAGGTACTGTTCAAATTAACCCAGCAGCCGGCGTAACAGAAATTATTGGCGATATTAGAGTTAGGGGACAAAACCCAGTTGGCACTGCACCAGTTGTAACAAACACTCTATATGTAACAATGGACGGCAACGATACTAATGACGGCAGAGCAATGGATCCGAGTCGTGCATGTAGAACAATTACTGGAGCGGTGAATAGCCCTTACTTCCAGCCAGGCACACAAATTTTAGTTAGTGCAGGATTCTACTTAGAAGATAATCCTGTTAGAATGAAGCCTTATACTTCTATCAGAGGGTCTGATATTCGTACAACATTTATTGAGCCTATCAATAAAACTCAAGACTTGTTCCATGTTGATAGTGGATGCTACATAAACTATTGCACATTCTTAAACGGAAGAAGTGGATTATTACAAGGACCGTACGAAGATCAATACAATCGTGGAGCATATGCAACAGCTTTCCCTCCGCAAGAAGGCGATAATCGTATTGACATATATCACTCTCCCTATATTCAAAACTGTACTAATCAATCTGGACCATGGTTAGGTGACGGTACAATGTTTGTACCAAACCAAACTGTTCAAGTACCTGCTAGTGTAGGTATCGGATCTTGGTTAGCTAATACATCAAGTATCATTGTGGATATTTCTCAAGGCTCAGTTGAACGAGGAATGTACGTTAATGCAGGACAACAGAATCCTGGATTCTTTGATGCTAGAACATTAATACTGGCTAACAAACCCTTCATTCAAGAACAGGTTATTGCATATGTTGATAAAACATTTAACACAGGAACATTTATATATGATCAAGTTAAGTGTGCTCGAGATACAGGTTTAATTGTAGACTCTATTTCTCAAGATATGTTAGCTGACAGCACCAGTGAAAGTATTTTTGCTGGCTTGCAATATTGGAGACAAACTGAATACGTTGATGCAATCAATAGTCAAATAACTGCTACTATTGCAACAATAGAATTTGTTCGTAACTTAGCTGCAAACACTGCAACTAGTGCCGCAAGCGCAACCGAAGGTGCAGTTGTTACTAGTAGATTTAACAATATACTAGAAATTTTAAATACTTCTACAGCTACTCTAGTAACTGGAGCATTCTCAGAATGGGTAACTGATAAAATTATTTCTAACGGTACTGCTACTAATAGTGTAGGTTACAATGCTGCGTTTGATGCAATACTAGCAGCCAAAAATAGTATTACTGAACAAGCTATTAATAATTTAAATTCAACATTAATTGCATTCACATATGATTCTGCTAAGTGTGCTCGAGACACTGGGTTGATTGTTGATTCTGTTGCACAAGATATTTTATTCAACGGCACAAGTCAAAGTACTTTTGCTGGTTTGCAATACTGGAATCAAAGCGGATACGTCTCAGGCATTGGTAGTCAACTAACAACTACAACAAATGCAATTGAGTATGTTAAGGAGTTGGCTGCAAAAGTAGTAGTTGGCAATACTAGTGGTACTCGTTATCAAACTAGCATTGCACAAAATACATCTTTGTCTACTGCAACCTCAGCAGAATCAACATTGCTCAACGACGACTTTGATGTCATACTAAACATTTTGGATGTAGGTACTGTAGGTGTATCTGATGATATTGTACCAAACGGGTTAGTGCCAAGTACTAACACAAATGTACTTAAAGCATATAATTTACTACAGGCAAACAAGACATATATTCAGACAGAAGTTATTGCATTCGTTGAAGCCACTAAGACTGTTGGTTTTGAATATGATCAAGATAAATGTTTTAGAGACACTGGTTATATGTTAGACAGTGTTGCTTTTGATATGTTGTACGGAGGTAATAAACAAGCTATTCAAAGCGGTGTTTATTATTACGGATTTGATGCCGGCTCTAGTGCAATTGAAGGACAGAGTCCTCAAACTATTGCCGCATATGAATATATCAAACAATTAGCTCCTAACATTATTCGCGGTATTGCAATCAGTACATCTACTCTATATCAGTCTGCTGAACAGCAGGTATTAGGTTTGAGCGGAACGCCTATTGAAGCCAACGAAGCAATTGAACGATTAGATATCATTGTTAATATTATTAATAATGGTCCTAGTGTTGCTGAAGAACCATCACCGATCAGTTTAGATAGAAGCCCTAGCGAATATGTTCGTAATGCTGCTATCCTATTAAATGAAAACAGAGATTTTATCAAAGCTGAAGTAGTTGCGTATGTTAATACATTAAAGACACTAGTCTATGATGAGACTAAGTGCAGAAGAGATATTGGCTACATGTTAGACAGCGTAGCCTATGATTTACTACATGGCGGAAACAAACAGAGTATTAAATCTGGTGTTTACTATTTTGGTTACACTGGCGATACTACTGAAATTCCAGGAGAAATTCCCCAAACTACAGCGGCATATAATTTAATTAAATCATTGTTGCCGAGTATTATCAAAGCACAACCTGTGGTGTCAAAATATAGTGCTACTCTACAGGATATTACTACCTATTTGCCAGCAACGGATAATGAAGTGAGTATTTTAGGAGAGAAAATTGATGTTATTACTAACATCATAAGAAACGGTCCTGGAACAGTTGCTGCAAGAATTCCTATCAACACTGAATTAAATCAGTCTAGCAACATTTACAATGCGTATAAGCAATTAGAAGCGAATAGAGAGTTTATCAAAGACGAAGTTATTGCTTACCTAAACACATTTGGAACATTTAACTATTCAAGAGAAAAGTGCTTCCGAGATGTAGGTATCATCTTAGAAAATATTTCTTATGATGCTGCATTTGGTGGAAATGAAAAAGCTGTACAAAGTGGCTTATCATATTACGAAGGTGTTGTCAGTTTAATTGCTGGACAAGAAGTGCAGACAGTTGCCGCAATTGACTACATCAATAATCTAGCACAGAAAGTTATTGTTAACGAAGTGTGTCCAGATTTGTACTCAACTGGCGTTTCAACCACTGCAACATATACACAAGTTATTAATACCGCAGTAACTGGTGGTGCAATTGCTGGCAGATCTTTATCTGACTTGTTTAATATTGTGACTACAATTATTAACAACGGCCCGTCTGCTGCACCTGAAATGTTTAAAGGTA